ATGTTATTTACAGATGAAATTCTTGAAAAAATCTTAACGAGAGAAGATGTGTCAAAGGTTCCGCTCGTGTATCAGTCAGCTATGATTCACGCAATCAAGGAAGTATTGGAGGAAGAGAATGTATCAGATGCAAAATCAGAATATGACATTTAACCCAAACCCAAGCTATGCCGCATATCAGTACAACCCAATGCAGAGATTTCAACAGCCAGAGCCACAGATTCCGCAGATGCAACCGCAGTTTCTTGGTATCCAAGGAAAGGTAGTGCAGTCGGAATCAGCAATCATGGCGAATGATGTACCTATGGATGGAAGCGTTGCGTTTTTCCCGATGCAAGACATGAGCGCAATCGTAGCAAAACAATGGGATGCCAACGGAACAATCAGAAAGACCGTTTACAAGCCTTTTAATGAGCAGATGGCAGATTCTTCGATTGATGATAAAAGAATTGAAATAGGGCTGTCTGATGATGCGACAAAGGCTATTACTGACAAATTGGATTGTTTGTTTGGAAAGATGGAAGAGTTGGAAGATAAGTTATCCTCGCAAACGCAAAGAAAATCTTCACGAACACAAAAGGAGAGTGAGTCTTAATGAATCCTATGCAGATGTTACAGGGTATGAGAAACCCACAGCAGTTTTTACAACAAATGATGGGGAATAACAGCGTAATGAGCAACCCTATGGCTCGCAATGCTATGCAGATGGCACAAAAGGGAGATTCCAAGGGCATTGAGCAGATGGCCAGGAATTTGTGCAAAGAAAAGGGAATTGACGCAGATAAGGCTTTTGAGTCGTTTAAAAGCCAATTAGGAATGTGATACTAATTCTTGCAAGATTATGTATATAAAAAATGAATTATGGAGGTAAATTCTATGTTTAACACAGGTAATTGTGCATCTGTTCCGCTTGTAGCAAACATTGACGGAAACGGAAATAACAACGGATGGGGCGCAGAAGGATCATGGTTATGGTTCATTATCGTTATCTTCGCTATCTTCGGATGGGGTGGATTCGGCAACGGATTCGGAGGAAACGGAATGAATGGTGGTGTCGGAAGCGAAATCCAGCGCGGATTTGACAACCAGGCGGTTGTGTCAAAACTTGATGGCATTACAAACGGAATTTGCGACGGATTCTATGCAGTGCAAAACGGCATGAATGGCATCAACACAAACATTTTACAGACCGGATTCGGCATTCAGCAGGCTATCAATGCTGATACAGTCGCTAATATGCAGAATACAAACGCATTACAGTCACAGCTTGCTAACTGTTGCTGCGAAACAAGAGAAGCTATCCAAGGCGTAAACTACAACATGGCAACTAACACTTGCGCGTTGCAGAATACCATGAACAGCAACACGAGAGACATTATCGACAGTCAGAACGCAGGAACACGCGCTATTCTCGATTATCTCTGCAATGAAAAGATTTCTAGCTTACAGGCAGAAAATAGCGACCTTCGCAGAGCGGCTTCACAGGATCGTCAGAGTGCATTACTTACAACTCAGATGGCAGCTCAGACACAGCAGATTATCAATGCAGTAAATCCGTCTGCTATCCCGGCATATGTCGTACCTAACCCAAATGCTTATGCATATGGATGCGGATGCAACACCGGTTGCGGATGCTAAAACTGAATAATTGAGTATCTTAATTGAGTTTAACTCAATCATGTCTGCTAAGCAGTATTACTTAAATTTAAAGGGCAGACTGTAATGTTTGCCCTTATTTTATGAAAGAGAGGTAAAAATAATGGAAGTAACAGGAATTGCATTACAAACCGTTGCTGCTGGAGAAGATGTTGCATTCACAGAAACAGCAGTAAATGGAACAAAATGTATCGTACACAGACAGGGAAGTGGAATTATCAAGTTAAGAGGTATCACCAATCAGTGCAAGGCTAGATTTTTGGTATCGTATTCCGGAAACATTCAGATCCCGACAGGCGGCACAGTTGGAGAGATTTCGCTTGCAATCGCTGTTGACGGAGAGCCTTTGCAGTCAACAAAGATGATTGTAACGCCAGCCGCAGTTGAGAATTTATTTAATGTATCAGCGCAGGCATACGTTGATGTGCCTTGCGGTTGTTGCAGTACCGTAGCCGTGCAGAATACATCTACACAGGCTATAGAGGTACAGAATAGTAACTTGATTGCAGTAAGGGAGGCTTGATATTATGCATAAATTTGCGAAACAGATTATGGATTGCGTGAAAGCCCATGTTGACGGAATCGGAATTGAGAATTTTGAGGGTCAAAACCTTGATGATCTCAAGGATTGGACGGAGATTGCAAAGAACATCGTATGTTTTGACAAGGATTATAACATTGTTGAAGCAATGAAAAAGTCTGAAGATGAAGAAATTATGCGCATGGTGGAAGAATTTGGGGACTATCCGGAAAGAAGATACTACAATGAGTACCGGTACTCAAACGGAAGATTCGCACCAAAAGGGCGTGGAACACGCAGAGGATATGTAGAACCTCCATATTACCATCAGATGCCGGAAGATTACCGAGAGTGGGAAAATATGCCGGAATACGAACGAATGAGAGACCTTGACAGAATGAGTATGGGAAAAATGTATTATTCAGAGCCTATGAGCGGAAATAATGGCATGAGTACCGGTACTCACGATGCAAGAGAGGGCAGAGCCGGTATGAGTCGGAGAAGCTACATGGAGACAAAGGAAATGCATAACGGAAATTCACCGGAAGATAAGGACGCAAAGATGAAAGAACTTGAAAAGTACATGAAATCTCTTTCGGAAGATGTGACCGAACTGTTTTCCGGTATGTCCCCAGAAGAGAAACAGTTGACCAAGACAAAGCTGACTACGCTTGTCACGAAAATGTAATAGAGAGGGCATTTTGCCCTCTTTGTTTGCGAGGTGGTAAGATGTTCAAGATTAACAATAAAACGTGGGAAATCGTCAAAATATCGCGTCAGAACCCTATGCTAATGCGTAGCGATGGTAGTAGAACTGTAGGAATGACCGACAGGGACACGAAAACAATATATCTTGCTGATGATCTACGCGGAAAATTTCTTGACCGTGTGTTATGTCACGAATTATGTCATGCGTTTTGTCTTTCGTATAATGTATACATGGATATTGGCACCGAGGAAATTGTAGCAGACTTCTTGGCTACATACGGAAGAGAAGTGTTTGAAATAGCAGACAGACTATTGATTGAACTTATGGAGGTTGCATAATGGATAAAATTTCAGAACTCTTACAGTACGTGCACCGGACGAATCCGGAAATGACCAGGGAAAAGCTGATAGAAGAGTTGAGTAAAAGTGATTATGCTGCGCGGTCTTTGATTTTTACGAAAGAAAATTTTTTCCGCGCCCCAAAAAATATTTCGTAATTTTTTTGTACCCCCCCTGGGGTAGCGTTTTAGGGTCAAGATTCCATTTTCACGGATTCTTAAAAACGTGTAACAAACATGCAATTATCTGCGACATTCCGCAAATAACACAAATACACCATATATTATGTTATATATAGATAATGCACTGATGATATTTGATAATATTGCCGGTCACAGGCAAACGCCAAAAGACGCTTGCCCGGCTATAGTTATAGTCTAGCATAGACCGCATTTTACCACTTGTCAAGATAGCTTTTCCCATCGTACCGGCTGTAAGTGTGTGTTATGTTTTCCGGTCTTTGCGTGATCTGCAACCAATCGCCGCCACGCTGGGCGGTTATTTTGATTTTTGCAGACTCCACCCATTCCACGCCCTCAAACTTTGAGTAGCCGCACATTTTGCCGGATATTTCCAGATAGCCAAGAGCAGACACCCGGCGCATAATTTCCCTTTTGCCGATATACTCATATTTTGCCATGTTCGCCACCTCCAGACGTTCCGCGCTCACTCATGCAAATATCTTTGCATCCGTCGCGCGATAATTGATTTACGATCAGGCACGCGGGAAGGGGCGGAAGAGTACCGCCCTAAAATCTATTTTACTTTTTTGACTGCCACAATAAAATCATCGGTTTTGTCTTTTGGTGTGCCGTTGTCGTTAATTTTAACAACAACCTTCTGCCGATTCTTAAAGTGCAAATCTGTGTCTGTGTCGGACATTTCCCAGATATTCCCGTCTGCGGTGTAAATATCAAACCCGCGCCCGGTCAGCTTTTCCCCGTCCTCATACTGCATAGCATAACTAAAATTGCGAACGGTTCCGCGCACTTTGTAGGTATGTGCTGTTTTTGCGGTTGCTGTAGCTGGTGCAAGGTTTGCAAGTGTTACGGCTGTTAATACAATAGCTAAAATTTTGTTCTTCATGGTTGTTTTCCTCCGTTTTTTAATTTTTCCGGTTATTCCGGTAAAAAGCAAGCCGGGGAATCGAACCCCGGAAAACGCCGCCGCTTGCCTAATCTGCTAAAATCTGTCTAGCCGTGTTAAATACATACAATCTGTTGTGGCTGTGCCGCTTAAAATCTCCGTTTTCAGTAATCACGCGCCCGCTATTTGGGTATTTGAGGCTTACAACGGTTAAATACTTGTTTAAAAGTTCATCCGGGCATTTTAGGCATTCTATAGCGTTTTCTATGGTGCTTTTCTTGCTATTGCAATAAATTCCCTCAATGCGTACCCCTTTTTCTTTTTCCAGCTTGTCAAACTCTTTCAACAATTCTGCTTTTGTCATATAATCAACCATCCTTTCATTATTCAAAAATGAACCCGTAGCCGCTAGTCTGTGCGGCTCTCTGAAATTCTTCTTTTCCGTACTTTTGATACATCTTTTCAAGGTTCGCGGAAATGTCAAACCCTGCAAGTTTTAACTCAAACAGTATTTGTATTTTGTCGTCCATGTTTTCCCTTTCTGGTCTGCCATCATCAGAGCCGGGAGACCATCCCGCGGCTGACGCTCCGATCTGGAGCGTTTCGGCTAATTAAGGCTATTTAATTCAATGCATTTTCTATTACAATCCTCGATTGATCCGGTAAATACGATTTTGCCGTTTCCGTTGATTTTTTCGACAACGCAAAAACCAAAATAATCGTTGTAAGTTATATAGTATTCTGCCATGTTCTATACCTCCTCAATATATATTCTTTCTTCTGATCCTGTTTCGTCATCCTCATAGATTCCGTTGAAATCATCGAACCATCTTTCGGCTCCGTTGTGGTTGTACGTCTCGCCGCCAAGAAGAACGCGTCCAGTTTCCGTTACAAGTCTGTATTTCTTTTCCATGTTGTTTCCTCTCTTTCTGTGCTTCATTTGATACTTGTATCATATCACTAATCTTAGTGACAGTCAATAGTAAATATCACTTTTTTTAGAAATATTTCTCTTGACTTTTCCCGATAGGAAAAGTATGATTGATTTAAGAAAAACCATATAGAAAGGAAGATGCACAATGCTAAAATACAGATTTGATGTAGGGGACGCACTGGAGCGCATCGGCTTTAACTCCTACACGGCTAAAACAAGCGGATTGTTGAGCCAAGAAACGCTCAAAAAAATAAAACGCGAGGACACAAATATAAATGCAAAAAGCATAAATAATCTATGCTTACTTTTGGACATGCAACCCAAAGACATCTTTATATATGCAGAGAGTCCGGAAGATTTGGAGCTAAAAAAGAAATTGCAAAAAAAAATAAAATATCACTTGCAAAAGTGATATATATATGCTATAGTATAGTCAGATCAAGAAAACAGCACAGCACCGAAAGGAGAAGAGAACATGATTAAATGGAAAGCAACAAGCGTGAACGGACTTGTGGAATATGAGCAGGAAGCGGAAAGCTTCAAGGAGCTTTTTGATGAACTGGACGAAAGGGGAATAATTAGCGATCCAGATTTTCCGCTTTATGATACAGCAATCTTGGAAAAATACGGGAAATCATTTGATGATTCCGGTTTTAAAGACGAGAGCGGCGAACTTGATTATGAAAAAGTTGATAATTTCTTAGATGGAAAAGAGTTGTCCGATAAGGAGTTATACGAATTAATATGCTCCCGAAATGGGGAAGCATATTATCAAAAATTTATGAGAGAAACCGAAAACGGCATCGATGAAATCGGGGAATCAGATTTTGATAAAACCGGCAAATACAGATATTAAAAATGCCGGTGGATAATCCACCGGCAACAGTCACGTAAATTTGAATAGGTACTAAACCTAATCTTCCATAACTTACGTGGTTAAGAATAGCATATAATAACTCAAAAGTCAAGAAAATATTTTGACAACATTTATATTAACAAGACAAGAAAGGGGAAACACCATGAAAAAATATATTGTAAAAGATCGGGGCATTGAATGGAGTTATGACAACAAAGAAAAGGCTGCTAAGAAAGCCGCTGATCTGAACACGGAAGTAACAGAAAAAACCGTGTGGAGATATTACGCCCCATATTATACAAGCGGCGCTGCAAACTATCGGGAAATCACGGGTGAAACTTTAATAGACACAATAGAGAAAGGCTTTGATCAGATCATAAAAGATTATGATCTTGGCGGCGTTTCAGGCTTGAAATTGAAGTCTGTTAAATTACAAAAGGAAGATGGGTATGCGAATTTAGTTGTAGATTTTATACCACTCGGAAAACTTGGAAAAGAACTTTCAGAGGAAGAAAAGGCAGTAAAAATTGAATGGGTTACAGATGATGAATTCCAGGGCGAATACACTTTTACATTGAACAAATAAAAGGCTAGCGGAGTCGATAAGCTCCGCTATTCTGCATTAAGGAGCAAATAAAAACATGGCTAAAGTTGTAAAAAAATGCGTTGTCTGCGGGAAAGGGTTTTATTGCGAATCATCGCGTGACATTGTGACCTGCTCGAAAGAATGCCGGTTGATACATTTGAGCCAAACACATACGGGGTTAAAGCGCTCCGAAGAGAGCAAGCGCAGGATGTCAGAAACAAGGCGCGCGAATCCGCGAAATACAGAAATACAGCGAAAAGCTACAGAAGCCGCAAAGAACAGTCCGAAATCCGGACGGTTTGAAACAAACAGGGCGGCGATAGATTGGCATTTAGTAAGCCCAGAGGGAGAGCACTTTTATATTCACTCCCTGTCCTTTTGGCTTAGAGAAAATTGCAATAAATATTTTGGAGTAGAGCCGGACAGCAAGCAATTTTTTAATATAATTGCGGGGTTGAGCCGCGTTAAAAGATCGGTTCTTGGGACACTTCCAGAAGGGCAACGCCCCGGATATAGTTATAAAGGTTGGTCAGTGATTCCGACCGAGGATGATAAACAGGATAAATAAAAGATTGGACAAGGGCAGTTTTCCGGCTGCCTTTTCTTTTTTGCCATGTCCAAAATCAACAACGTGTCCGGGCATATCTTACAAAATCTCCGAAAAATCGTAAACGAACTATGAAACTTTTCTTAAATTTTTATAAACAAGGCTAGTTGTATTAGGTCTTTGACAAGTCCAAAAATGATAGAATAGTATCAGTTTTTACAAAAAATCGTCTGACAATCGTCTGACATAAGGCGACACAATCGTCTGACGTCGCTTTTTCAGAACTATGTTTCTCTTTCTCTCTCTTTTTCTTAATCTTTTAAATTAATAATAATATACTGTATATAAAGCCTATAGGTTTATTGTAAGTGTATATCCGCATACGCGCGCGGCGTAAGTATATAATACCACCGTAAAAAATTAAGGCTTGACTTTAATCCCGGAAATAGTGTATACCAGAATCAAAGAGATTAAACAGAACGGAGGTGTGAATAGTATATGCAGGATATAAAGAGTGTAGAGAATGTAGATCTTACAAGCCTTATAGTGGATCTAGGTACAGTACAGATATACACATCAACTGTACAAGATTTAATAGACAACGCTTGTATAGAATTTCACATCGAAGATTTACTAAAAGCTGGACAGAGACAGTGGAAAGCTGTAATGCAGTATGTTGGCATGCATTTATTCCCAGATACATCGGTACTAAAAGACAAGAGCTTGAAACCTCTTGGTAATGCAACTATACCAACTAACTGTAACAGGTATGATAGAGAGGTATTATATAAACTTTGTGATTATTATATATATATATCCAACGTGTACAGTAAGCTGGTAAGTACAGTAGCATTCAGTTATTTTTGTAATATACCAACCAATACGATGGATATATGGGCTAGTGATGAACCAGGTTCGCTGACTTTCAAGATGTGGCAAAAATTGCAGCGATCTCGTAAGGATTGCATCCTTGATCGTGCGTATGACTCCAATAGCCCGGTGGGCACCATGTTCGTGGGAAACAACGAATTCGGAATGAATCAGCCCGGCATTGGCGATAATGCCACGCAACGCAAGGCAATCACAGCGCAGGAGCTGCCAAGATTGGACGAGAAAAAGAGTCAAGAATTGCACGCAATTGATACACAATTTACAGATGCGGCGGTAAATAATACGGTCTAAATTGTGCGCGATTATTCTACAATTCACAAATGCAGTAATACCAAGGGTTGTAGAGTTTTAACTATTCGTAAACTATTCGGAAAAGTTAGGTTTTGCGAATAGTTGCAAGGGTATGACATGAATTGTATTAAAACAATTTGATTTTCACACAATGACAACAAAACGAAACGGAAAATATTTTAGATTTCCATGTTTGCAAGAAAAGGATGGGGAGGGGGTCTGACAGAAAGACCACCGGGCGGCTACTAAGTCCCTCAAATTCCTACAAAAACAAAAAGTCTTATTCAGACAAAGGAGCATACATGAATCCACTGAAAATTACAGAGCCAATAGATTCTACAAACGCAGAAGAATTTCAAGAAGAGGTAAACAGAGTAATAAAATCACTGTCTGAGTCTTATCGTGAGATAGTAGACATTAAATATTCTACACACGTATTCAATGGCTGGAAGAGAGGTTATAGCGCAATAGTGCTTTACCGATAGCAATAAAAAGCCACTTACAACACACCCATTGACTTTCATCGTAAATAGGCTATAATAAATTTATAACAATTCACTTTCACGTTGCGAATCGCAACTACATTTCCAAAAAATTTTTTAAAAACAAAAAGAGTGTTTCGGACAGGAGAATGATATATGACCGGGAATGAGTATCAGGCTTTAGCAATGCGGACAAATGATCGCAAAGCGACAGAAAGAATTTCGGATAAATTCGATTTGCTTAAATTTTGCAAAAATAACAATATCGCATCTGCGTTGCAAGATTATGACCTTGGCGGTATCTTTAATGCTTGCCTTGGGTTATCCGGTGAGGTTGGAGAGTTCAACGACATGATTAAAAAGTGGATTTTCCACGAGAAACAGCTTGATATTGACCACGCAAAGAAAGAAGCTGGAGATATTTGTTGGTATCTTGCAATGCTTTGCGAATCCTTCGGCTGGAGCCTTGATGGAATCATGCAAATGAACGTAGACAAACTTAAGGCACGTTATCCGGAAGGGTTTGACATTGAAAGAGCAAACCACAGGGCGGAGGGCGATGTGTAATGGCAAGCTGCAGCAATGAGTTGATGAAAACCGAGTATTCCGAAACCTTTGATGAAAAGCGCAAAGGTTTGATTGAACAGTCGTATTACAAATACGGACCGGCAATAATGAATTTTGCAAACGGGAATGTGGATGCAATCGAAAGTTTGAAAATGAATCTTGCCAAGTTTGAAGAGACCGGGAATCTTGAATATCTGTGTGATGTTGCGAATTATGCCATGTTCCGGTTTATGTTTCCGCAGCAGGGCGAGTATTTCGAACATACGGACTCTGATTCATCTGCCGGGATCTTCGGTATGAGCGTAAATGAAATGGAACGATTCAAACAGGAACACAGCTTTGAGGATGGGAGATATTGATATGGCTTTGAAAGTTATTGCAACAGCGGCAGATGCCCTCGTAATACTGGGACTTATGAGAGAACAGGTAAAACAAAAAGACAATTCAAACGCAATGGGGTATTTGCTTTCATACGCGATCTTTGCAATGAATATTATGGTCATTTGGAAATGATGGGCTATCGCCAAGTGGTAAGGCACAGGATTTTGATTCCTGCATTCCGGGTTTGAATCCCGGTAGCCTAATTGGTTACATGCTGACGTTTCATGTAACCACGTATGTTTTTCATATGTACTTGAACCCTTGGTTGAGTGATTCAAGCATTTGGGTTCCTCCTTTCGCCACTAGGACGATTCTGTTAAGGACGGTGCGAGACCGTCCGGTGGTATTCTATCATGCATCTATCCCACGGTGCATGAGTCATGAAATTAGGTGGTGGCGGAATAGGTAGACGCGCAGATGGAAGAGACAGGACAAAGATTAAAAACTCATGGTTGAAGTCCTATGGGTTCGATTCCCTCCAATGTGAACAGTGCACGGTTTATGTGAGGTGCAAATCCTCACCCACCTACTCGGTCAAATTATGCTGTCTGTTTGCAGGCGGTCTATGTTTTGGCTGAAAATGAGTTGCCGGTGAAATGCTGTAAACCGGATAGTGCAAGGCATAGCACGTAAAACATATTGCTAACCGTCTTGTGGCGGTTTCCGGAACGTAGCTTAATTGGGAGAGCGGCGGCTATCGAGGTTCAATTCCTTTTTATGACTGTTGGGAGCACGCTTGCCAGAGAAGGTTCGAATCCTTCCGTTCCGACGAGCGAAAGCGTCCGTTTAGTCTCCGCAACCGGTTCGAGAGATTATCCTAGGTTATTCGGATGTGAGTAGCGGTTCGAGAGATTATCCTAGGTTATTCGGATGTGAGTAGCGTTTCGATCGGTTAGTCAAGTGGCCAAGACACCACCCTTTCACGGTGGTAACACGAGTTCGAATCTCGTACCGATTATTAGCAGGATAGAGAAGTGGCAATCTTGCAAGGTTCATACCCTTGAGACCGGTGGTTCGAATCCACCTCCTGCAATTTTAATGGCTTGTAGTTCAGTGGTAGAACGCCTGACTGTTAATCAGGATGTCGTGGGTTCGATCCCCACCTTGCCAGTTAATTATTGGTTCAAGTAGGCGACAAGGCTTGATTAAATGGGCGGTACAGAAAATGCGCTGCTAAGTCCTGCCAATAAATTATTTGCCGATATGGGATAATGGTATTCCAGTAGCTTGCTAAGCTATCCAACAGAAATGTTGTTCGTGTTCGAGTCACGATGTCGGCGCTAGTCAGCATGACGCTGACTGTTGATGTGTGGCGGAATGGGTAAACGCTATGAAATGTCTATTGCAAAATGCAATACAGAGAAAGTATTTCTCAGGGACATTATGAGAAAGTAAATCTTTTCTGCGAGGTTCAAATCCTCGCCACATCAATTCCTTATCTCCACTTAGTCGGGTGCTACTGCAATAGTTCCGGTCGATGGGAGAATTATTGATGGTAGCGTCATCATTGGAAACAGAAAACCCTTCCGTGATTAGAAATTGCAGATTTGAAAGCGGTTGGCATGGTTTGATCTGACAGGGTTCGATTCCCTGTGCCGCTATTCGATGGTTGGTATTTACGCAAAATGGTGTGTAAGTATGATAAAAACATTGTGGAATATTTATATCAAACAAAAGACACGGAATCTCACGAGGATTCCGATTTTTGCTATGATTGAGGGAGAAATATGACAAACTGCGTGAATTGCGGCGCACCGATTGAAACCGATAAAAAGGTGTGTCCTTATTGCAAAACTCCATATGAAAATGCAGGAAATTATAATTTAGGTTTTATAGGATCAGCGGCGCAGAAATTGTCGTTATATGATTACATAAGATTGTCAATGCCAGAACCATGGGCGCGTCATTATGAAGAACCATATTTCGATACGGACGGCATTTTGCATCGTATTGTTCCGAAAAAATTACTTTGATTGAGGTATGAATTATGAAAAGTTGCTTGCAATGTGGAATGCTAATACTTGACTTCGAAGTTGATAGGTGCCCTTATTGCAAATACCTATTTACACAGATTCCGGCAAGGAACATTCCAGAAAGTCAGCCGGAGAAGGTAGAAACGGCAATATTTGAAAACGTGGTATTTAATAAAGGGGATGGGCGTAAAAATGTGTGATTTTTGCAATAATATAGGAATTGGAATACCGGATTGGGATTTCCTCACTCCGGATAAAAATGGGAGAACCCCGTCCGGAGTCGAAATAGAAATTCGGGAAATTGTAGACAAATGTGCACTTGTTTTTACGAATAGTGCCGGAGAATACGTCGCAGGAGTGGTAAATATTGCATTTTGCCCTATCTGTGGTAGAAAGTTGGTGGAATGATGAAGCAGGAAAAAGAAGTTTTATGCGAATGTGTTAACCATGAAAATTGTCCATTAGACCCGGTTAGTTGCGGATGTTCAATAGAAATTACGACTTTTGAAGATGCTTGTATAGGTAAAAGAACATTCATTCCGGGAATCGAATGTGATAAGTGAGGTATTTATATGAAACATCAAAAAGAATGGCACACTTGCGACAGGTGCGGTGCTGAAATAAAATTCAAGCCAAGACAACAGATACAATATGTGCCGTGTGGTATATATTCAGAACCGGTAGCTAGATTTACAGAAGATGAAATTTCGTGCGAGCTTTACAAAACAAGATTTTGCGGAAAACTTAAGAAAACTTATGAATTATGCCCTAAATGCAGAAAGGATTTTGAGAGGTTTATGAGAAATGACTGTTAATATGGGAACAAAAACCTATGAAATGAGCCGCAAACAGGCAAAGGCTATCCTTGGAACGGCTAAGAAACTTGCGGATTGTAATATATACGGTTTGGAAAAAGGGAATACGATAATTATGTTGAATGAGAAATATGAAGATGCTGTGAGCCTAAATAAAGCCGTGAAAGCATATGAGGAGAAAGGATTTAGGGTGTATTGGAAATGATTAACATATTTGAAATGCCTAAAAATGTGGTAATCCCAAAAGCAAGAGTTGAAAAAGCAGGAGAGGAAGTTCTTTCAGTTGCCTTTGATTTAGGGTTGGAAACAGGAGAGAGACCGATAGCGATGGTATTTGAGAACCATAACGGAGAAATTTATATTAGAAAACTTCTCAAAGATGATGTTGCGTTGGAATTGCATAGATTATTGACGAAATGATAACAGGAGAGTGAAGATAAAAATAACAGAAATGAATAACTGCATCGAAGAAATGCGAAAATGTTACAAGTTCAACGATGACGAAACAGAGATACGGCTTGGAAATCCACAAACTGGTTTTTCTCAGTATGTGGAAATATGCACAAAAGACAAAAACGGAACACGAATTGAAATGTCAAGATATGCAGATGAATTAAAATAAACAAATTTACCGGCTAACAAATGGAGTTAGTCGCTACCCTAAAACAATTATAGGCAGAGGTCAAGGCACTTCTGCTTTTGCGGAGGTGCTTTTTATTTGGCTTCAAAGCAGTTAATCAATGCAGTAAATGGATATGAAAACTACATACAGAGAAAAGGCGTTGATGAACAGGTAATAGATGCTTACATACAAGCCGTAGCGGTTGCCTTAAGGACAGAACATGACGTTGATTATGGATTGAAAATATCCGCAAGGGCAAAGCAACTTATAGCAAGCTATGTCAAGCAATATACAGGCGGAAGAGTTGCAGACTTAGAAGTGTATGCCGGGGAACATGATACGACATATAAGGTGCTTCAACAATTCTACGATGTTTTGATGTATGAATCAGCCTATCTTGTGGACAGCTTTTTTTATTACATTGAAATTGATGAAAAGGATCCGTGGAAAAGATTTTATTTCCCAAGAAGAAAAGTGCTACAACCTGTAGTCGGAGCATACCAGGAGATTTACGATGGAAAATTGGATTTTTTGTCTGTATCACAGCCGAAAAGAACAGGAAAAACAACAGGCGGTCTGAAATTGGCGCAGATGATGGGCGGACGCGACCCGGACGGAAGTATATTCGGTGTCGGAAAAGGAGAAGGGCTTGTTAAGCGATTTTATGGTGGCTTATTGCAAGGCTTTGAAACAGAAAGCACGTACAATAGATTCTTAAGTGTTTTCCCAGAAGCAACAAAGATAGGCGAAAAGGACTATAAAAGTGCTGAAAATCTATCAATCGACCTTAAGAGCAAAAATATCTTCCCAACATTTACCTGTAGACCTATTGATGGTGCAATCGTAGGATGTACCGAAGCGAATGTGCTTGTCTATATTGATGACTGCGTTAAAAACCATGAGGAAGCACGAAATAGAGATAGATTAGAGTTTCTTTGCGAGAAAGTAACAGACGATGTTCTTGGTAGACGATTAGAGGGAACACCTATTATCATACAGGGAACAAAGTATAGCCTATACGACCCAATCACTGCCTTGCAAAATAAAGCTGATGAATTGGAGTGGAGATGGAAAGAGGTTGCGATTCCGGCACTTGACCCAATTACAGATGAAAGCAATTGGGAGATTTATCGAAAAGATAAAAAAGGATTGCGGAAGATATTCACAACCGTTTACTACCAAAAGGAAAGAAAACTTGTTTCGGAAGAAACGTGGGCGGCAGAGTTCCAACAAGAACCATTTGAAGCAAAAGGGCGAATGTTTGCGGAGAATGAACTTAATTATTTTGAGGAACTTCCTGTTGACCGAGAACCAGATGCAATCATGGCGGCTTGCGATAGTGCAGATAAGGGAGAAGATAGCTGCTCAATGCCTATTGGCTATGTATACGGGAATGAGGTTTATATTGTAGACGTGGTGTTTGATAATGCGGGAACACAGTTTACTAAGCCAGAATGCGCAAATATGCTTATCAAACATGATGTCAAAACAGTTACATTCGAGAGCAATAGTGCCGGAGAGTATTTTGGACGTGATGTAATGGAGATTGTAAAGTCGCAAGGTGGTAGATGCAGTGCGAGGTTCAAGTTTAACTGCTCAAATAAGATAACACGAATGGAGAATGCAAGGGACAATGTTATTCGCGATTACTATTTCCGTGATTTTAAGAAAATGGACAGACAGAGCCAGTATTATAAATTTATGAAAGAACTTACAACCATGACGAGGAGTGGAAAAGTAAAACATGATGATGCACCTGATTCCATTGCTTTATTCGAGAATGAAATGAGAACAGGAACAACGGCTAAAGTTGAGGCAGCTATAAATCCATTTAGGAGGTATTAATCTATTATGACAACTAAGGACTATCTGAATCAGATAAGTTATTACAACAAGATAATTGATAATAAATTGATAGAAATAACACAGTATAAAGAATTATCATACAGCATATCAGCGGTTGTTAATGAAGAAAGAGTTATGTCATCATCAGACCCAGACAAAACAGGCTGCGGATATGTCAGACTTGAACAAATGGAAGAAAGCCTTGATAAGCTTATAGATAAATATATTGATGTAAAAAACAAAATAATAGAGCAGATAGAGCAGATAAACAACGAAGATTATTACACAGTATTGTTTCTAAGATATGTCAGAAAGTTTACATTTGAAAAAATTGCAAATGAAACAGACTGGTGCTGGCGGCAAGTACACAGAATACATGCTAAAGCCCTGCAAGCCTTTGAAGATAAATATGGAAATGAATATTTATAAAAGATGTCATAGAATGTCATATTGCACTAATGATATACTGTATCTGTAAGAAGTTACAAAGATGTTTTTCATAAACAAAACATTCCTTATCGAAAGCACCGTTGCTTAATTGTGATGGTGCTTTTTGTTATGCAACGAGGTAAAAATATGAATTTTTATATGAATAAAGATAAATCAATCATGTGTCCGAATTGCCATAAGTTTTTAACTAAGGCAGATAAGAAAGACCCACGCACACACAAACTAGCTTGCAAACATTGCGGTAAATGGATTTGGTATGTGCCGAACGATGATGATAATTTTCAAATTAAAGAAATACCGGATAGCAGAAGTTCAAGCGGTATGACATTTTATTAGGAGCAAGATATGAACACAATGTATTTTCAAGACCTTGTCAGAGGTTGTTATGGTAGAAAAATTGCATATACGAATGTAGATACAATAACTGCTAACAATGTTGTTAAGGTTATTGGAAGTACTATAGGTGTATTTAATTGGAATAAGCCAGTTATTAAGTATCTGTGGCATTACTACAAGGGCGACCAACCGATATTGTATAGACATAAGCTGACTAATGAAGATATTACAAACAAGATTGTTGAGAATCACGCATATGAGATTGTCCAGTTTAAGGTAGGACAGACGTATGGCGAGCCAATCCAGTTTATTAGCCGCAAAGATGATGAAGCTATCAATAAGGCGGTTGATATACTCAATGATTTTATGGCGGATGCCAATAAACAAGAAAAAGATATTAAAGCTGGGGAGTGGCAGTCGGCAACAGGCACATCATTCAAGGCGGTTCAACCTAAAAATGGTGATGTGCCATTTAGAATTGTAGCACCTACGCCAATGAACACTTACGTTGTTTACAATGAAAGCACAGAAGAACCTACGCTTGTTGTACAAGAACTTAAAGACGAGGATGGAAATTGGTATAAGATGGCATTTTCCGACACTATGTCTTTTAGAATTGTTGACAGCAAAGTAGTTGAAAGGAAACTACATACATATGGTGAAATCCCTATTGTAGAGTTTCCCAATAACCACGAAAGAATATCCGATATTGAGCTTGTTGTAGGTATGCTTGATGCTATCAACAACATGCAGTCTAACAGAATGGATAGTATACAGCAATTTGTTGAATACTGGGTTAAGTTTGTAAATTGCGAAGTTGATGAAGAAACATTTGCAAAAATGAAAATGAACCACGCTCTTACAGTTAAGTCCATCAATAAGGACAATAAGTCGGATGTCGAAATTATGACACAAGAGCTTAATCAGACACAATGCCAAGTTGCTAAAGAAGATTTATGGGATAACACATTATCTATATTGGCTATACCAAACAAACAGGGCAACACAGGCGGAGACACGCAAGGAGCGGTCGAGTTAAGAAACGGATGGGATTTCTCTAAGACAAGAGCAAAACTGAAAGACCCTATTGTTAAATCGTGCGAAAAGCGGTTAGCGGTAGTGGTTCTTAATATTCTAAGACTTGCAGGAGAAGACTTAAAACTATCGGTTAGAGATTTTGATGTACAGATAAATCACAGTCCACAAGACAATATGTACACCAAGGCGCAGACGTTGCTTTTACTTTTACAAGCTGGCATACATCCACTTATAGCAATTAAGACAGTTGGGTTATGGGGAGATGCAGAAAAGACATTCCTTTTATCAAAATCATATCTTGATAATATATATAAGACTATTGATGATGTGGAAGAACAAGAAAAGAAAGCACAAGAGATAGTTAATCAACTTAATAATAATCAGCAAAATAAGGCAGTTATCGAATAATCGGTAGCTGCTTTTATTTTATACATTTTGCAGCTATGCGGTAAATAGCAGAAGACACAGCAGGAGCGACCTGCGGTAACAAAAGCGTGTGTTTAACGGAGGTAATTATGACAAGAGAAGATGTATTAAAACTTTTCCCAGAGGCAACAGACGAACAGATTACGAATTTACTTAATCAGAACAATTCAGAAGTTGCAAAGGAAAAGAACAAGGTAAGCCAGTACAAGGCTAAAGCTGACACAGCAGACAGTTTACAGAAACAGCTTGATGAAATACAGGCTGGCAATCTGACAGAGCTTGAAAAGGCAAATAAGGCATTAGACACAGCTAATCAGCAGATAGCAGAATTGCAGAAATCTAATGCTATCAGGGACCAGAGGGAAGCAGCTATGACTAATTTTAAGATTACTGCTGAACAGGCAAAGACAGTTGTTAAAGATGATGGAAGCCTTGATTACACCGAACTTGGCAAGATTATGTCCGAGAAAGAAACAGCTGCGGCACAGGCTAAGGAACAGGAGATTGCTAAACATCAGGATATTCCGGGCGGTGGCAGTAATAAAGGTGGTGCAGACAATAAGACAAATGCTGAAAAGATAGCAGAAAGCCTTATATCTAATGCACCTAAGAACAATGATGTTTTATCACATTACATTCAGTAATAACAGGAGGTAAGAAATGGCAAAGGAAATGAATATGCAGTATGAAAAGACTTCATACGCAGGAGATGTTCAGATTTTAAAGAGAGAGCCTAACGAAGCAATCCCATTAACACTTGATTTTGATGGTGTAACAACTACAAACGCACAGGGCAAGAAGATTGTCAAAGCAGGTACACCAATCGGAACAACCGGCAAGGCTGACAATACAGCCACAGTAGTAGGCATTTTAAGGTTTGATGTAACAGAGGACAGACCGCAGGGAGTACTGCTTAAGAAAGCATATCTTAACACAAAGGTAGCAGAAACACACTCAGGCGTTACATATGATGAAACAGTTAAGACAGCTCTTCCAATGATTGTATTTGAATAATAATAGGAGGTAAATAGATGTTAATTAATGAAGTATTAGACAGTAAGTCTATTGCATTATCAGCAACAGAAAACGCTAGTAATCAGATACCTCATCTTGGCTTACAGTGGTTTCCAGAAAGAAAGAAACAGGGGCTTGATTTAAGCTGGATTAAGACACATAAAGGACTTCCGGTTTCACTTGCACCATCTAACTTTGACACAATTCCAACACTTAGAGCTAGAGAGGGATTAAGCAAGGAAAAAACACAGATGGCATTTTTCCGCGAGGGAATGACAGTTGGTGAAGAGGAAATGCTTGAAATCGAGCGTATTCAATCAGAAGACGACCCTTACCTTGCAAGTGCTTTATCAAGTGTATATGACGACACTAACAACCTCGTAAGCGGCGCAGAAGTTGTACCGGAGCGCATGAGAATGTCACTTCTTTCTACAAATGCAGGTCATCCGGTAATTGCTATTGTAAGTGATGGCGTTCAGTACGCTTATGATTACGATAAGGATGGCTCATACGCAAAAGACCATTACGCAAAGTTATCCGGCACAAGCATGTGGAGCGATACAGCTAATTCAAAGCCACTTACAGACCTTAACAATGCAAGAAAGAAGTTACAGAAGCAGGGTAAGATTGCTAGATACGCACTTATGAACAGCAATACATTCCAATATCTGCTTGACAATGCACAAATAAGAAACTCAATTCTTGCACAGAACCTTACAGCAACTATTGAGGTTGACGATGATACTGTTATTTCGGTGGTACAGAAGAGGGCGAAGCTCACTATCGTACTTTACGATAAGATGTACATTGATGATGATGGCAAAGAGCAGTACTTCTACCCGGATAACAAGGTTACACTTCTTCCAGAAGGCAGCCTTGGAAGCACTTGGTTTGGCACTACACCGGAAGAAAGAACTGCAAGACAGGTAGCTGATGTTGATGTAACAACATATGGTGTAGGTATTACAGTCGCTACAAAGACAGAGTATGGACCACCTATGAAGATGTCAACATTTGCATCTGAGGTTGTACTTCCATCATACGAGAATATGGATAGCACATTTGTATATGAGGTTCATAGCGAAGAGTAGGGGGTGCAACTATGAAATATCCATATATAGTGATTCATAATGGTAAATGGTACAACGCAGGAGAAGAGGTGCCGGAGAGTAATTCTCCGGTATCTTCCGTTGGATATACAAAGACCGAAATCAACAGAATGAGTACCGCAGACTTACAAAAACTTGCCGCAGAGCAAGGGATTGAAAATGCACAAGCGACAAGCGGTGCGGAACTGAAAGAAATTCTGATTGCAAAGTTTAAATTGTAGGAGATCGCTTATGTCATACACGCTTGTCGAACAAGTAAAAATTCGTTTAAAACAATTTCATATAGAAGAGGTAGAGGACGAAACGACCGGAGAAAAGTCCGATAAAGTTGTGTTTGATGAAAAAGAATGTAACCCTTTGATTGAACAGCTTTTAGAGCAGGCAAGGAAAGAGATTATCAGCAGACGGAACTATCCGGACACATACACGCAAGACCAGATTGACAGTGATGTTAAGAACTATGAAAACATTATGGTTAATTTGGCAGTGTACGACCGGTCACAGGCAGGAGAAGCATACATGGCAAGTTATTCTGAAAACGGCGTGAGCCGGACATGGAAAGACCGTGAAAGCCTTTTTGTTGGAGTGTTTCCGTTTGTAAAAGCAATGTAATTAAAGAAGATTGAGCGTGACCATATTGCCGGTGTCGGTAAAATGGTTGCAGGCGGCGCACATTAAGCGGTGGTGGGCAGTGCGCTAAAAGGAGATTCAAATGAAAGGTATTTTGATTCAAACTTATCTTGTGGCACTTCCGATAGTGCTTGGATATATAGTTTGGCTTCTTAAACAGCAAAAGAAAAGTAGGGATGCGAACAGTAAGGGGACAATGCTCCTTTTGCGCGTCCAACTTATTGAATACCATGCAAAGTACACCAGAATCGGAGAAATACCGTCATATGCCTATCAGAACTTCTGTGAGATGTATGATGCGTACCATGCGTTAGGTGGGAATGGAATGGTTACGAAAATGAAACATGAGATTGAAGAAATTCATATAGGGAAAGGAGATAAAAGCCATGAGGAATTGGAAAGATTGGACTAAGAAAGCCGGAATCCGAGCAATCAAGACTGTTGCGCAGGCGGCAGTTGCTGGAATTGGAACGGCGGCATTTATGGGTGCAGTGGATTGGAAATATGTTCTTTCTGCATCAGTCCTTGCCGGAGTGTTATCACTTCTGACGAGTGTTGCCGGAATCCCGGAGGAAAACACCAATGCTTGACATTAACAAGCAGAAAATGAAATATTCGCAATCCGGTCAGAGGGTATTTATCCCACAAACTGACGAAAATGGAGATATTGTCTATGAAGGGTACAAGGATTCCGATGGGAACTTTGTACCTTATTTAGATTCCGAAGGCAACAAGATTCCAAAAGGCGAGGAAGTTGAAGGGTTTTCAGAACCTACGACATTCCAAGCTAATATCAGCAATAAGTTGTCAGAAGCCCTTGTGAAAGAATTTGGAATTGATGATAGTACATCATACTGTCAGCTTGTCACGGATAAAGGATATTTGCCACTGAAAGCCGGCGATGTGGTGTGGAAACGTTCGGAAGTAAAGCGCACTGATGATGGATTAGTGGATTCAGAAACCGCAGATTACATCGTAAAAGGCGTTGCTGATGAAGGGCTGACCACGGATTTATTTCTTCTTCGAAAGAATATTAAGTAGGTGATTGTATGAAAAAGAAACCTATTTCAATGACACTATCCACTAAGTCCATACAAGACGCTATAAAGAAATTAGAACAGTACCGCGATAGTTTACAGGCTAAATGCGATTTACTTGTTTCTAGGCTTGCACAGATAGGTCAGACGGTGGCAATACGACACATATCGGAATCTCCAATAGGGAACACGATAACGGTAAGGGTTGATAAATCACCACAGCTAATGACCTCGAACGCAATTCTGATTGCAACCGGAAAAACGGTAACGTCAGAAGATAGAGAACCGTTCTATACTTTGTTGGCGGTAGAGTTTGGGTCTGGAATTTTTTACAATTCCGAAGAGAACCCAAAAGCACCGGAACTTGGATTCGGTGTCGGTACGTATCCGGGGCAAATACACGCTTTTGAAGATGGTTGGTACTATTGGGACGATAAGACAGAAACATGGCGTTATACCCACGGTATCAAAGCCACAATGCCTATGTATAATGCGGAACAACAGATTATTCAACAGTATGTAAAGATTGCAAGGGAGGTATTCGGTGGAAAATGAGTTAAACAGTTGGGCACTTGATTTTGAAGATACCTTATGTTCCCTTTTGAAATCATACATGGAAAGCAAGGTAAGAGGAATTAAGGTGACGCAAGATGAAGAATCGGGCGGTACCGCAACATTCCCGACACTTTTAGTCAGACAAATCGGTGTCACAGAAGCCGGACGAACGAATGAAGCAAAGACAATCAATGCAATTCGCCCAACATTTCAAGTAACAATTACAAACAAAGGTTCAAGGAAAGCAACTAAGGACATCGCAGCATATGCGGTGTCTTTTTTTAAACAACAAAGTTTTGAAGTATCAAATGTAATCACAACAATTTCCAAGCAAGTGCGAACGGCTACATTCCGCGCAACTCGCGTAATTGGAAACATTGAGCATTTAGATCAGCTATAAGCAGAAAGGAAGTAGAAAATCATGGCATCAACAAGCTATAGAACACGTGTCATTGTAAAAGAGCACACGGAAAAACAGGCTGACTTTGCAGGAACATACAATCTTTTGGTTGCGGCTAAGTCAGTTCCAAGCCCTGCATCACCACCAAACACGGTTGAGTCAACCACAATGGAAGATGATCAGCAGACTTTTGAAAAAGGAATTAAGACTTCTGATTCAAGAGAAATTACAGGAAACCTTGAAAAAGAATATCTTTCAAAAGTGGATGGATATGGAGATAAAAAACTTGATATTATTCACCTTTACGGAACGGACGGTATTGGCGGTGTAGCGAAGTACGCATATGTAGGAACTGCAACAGCCACACCTAACGATGTAGGTGGAAACGATGAAATCCTTGAAATGACCGTAACGGTTATTCCAAGCACAGCATCAGAGCTTGTTACGGATAAGCTGACTGTCGTTGATAACAACGATGGAACATTCACCGTAACAGTGGTGGGGTAAAAAGCCTATCGGACGAGCAATCGACCGCACCGGTAGGCGAGGATGAACGGTCGATAGCAGAACTTGAAGCAATAAGATAAGCAACAATGGGGCGGTGGAAACACTGCCCCATTGCCAATATAGGGCAGAAAGGCAAGGTAAAACATGAAAGCAAAATTAGGTGGAAAAGAATATACAATTCAGTTTGCAACAAGACCATCGTTAAAATCACATATCTTACAGGATATTATGAAAACACAGGACATGGAAGATATTTCTTCTATGGAAGATATTCTTCTTGAAACACTTCCTAAGACACTTCTTGTTGGATTGCAGATGCATCACAATGAAGAATTTGGATATGATTACAAAACAAACGAGGGCTACGATGAGCAGCTTGAGAAGGTGTCTAACATTCTCTATGATGCGATTGATACAAACGAGATTAACTGCATGGATTTATTTGCTGATATGCAGGAGGAAATGATGACAAACGGTTTTTTAGCACAGATGATGGAGTCGTTGAAGAAAGCACAGGAGCAGGAGCAGGAGAAGAAAAAGACCCCATCCAAAGCGAAAGCCAAGAATTAACATGGGAATATTACGTTGCGGAAATCCGTCCGTTTTACCTTGTGGTAACAAAAGGATACGGATTTTCAGTTGATGATATAGATATGATGAATCCAGAGTTGCTTAAACCTTATGTGGATGCATATAAGGCAGAATGGAAACAACGCGACATGGAAATGTATATGTGGTTTGGCAGATACGCAACGTCAGCACTTGTGACCGCAATAGACGCGACATTCGGAAAGGGTAATAGTAAGTACGTAAAAGAAACTTGCTATGATTCCATTGAAAAGCAGAATACGGACGATCCAGATGCAGAGATACGAGAAATGCTTAAGGCAGAAGAAGAATGGGCGGCTAAATCAAGGCAATCACATTTACCAAAACCAAAGATAGTTTAAGAAAAGAGGTATTGCTATGGCAGTAATTATTGGAAGTGCTAGGCATGATGAACACGGCAACTGTTATTCTGGTGGGAAAGCCGGAGACCAGACCGGACAGGAAGTGTCTACACAGAAGTTTTATAACCATTCTAAGGGATGGAATGTGTTAAGAGCAAAGGACAATAAGGTTGCGGAGAAGTTAGCCGAAGCTATGAAGATTGCATCTGATAACAAAAATATCGGCTATGACCAATCGGAACGCTACGGAGTTATTAAACATGGTATCAACACAAAAGTCAAGACGGAATGCGATTGTTCTTCTCTTGTACGTGCTTGTATTATCTATGCATCCGGCAAGGATGTGGGAGATTTCAATACATCCAATGAACGACCGGTAATTTTGAAATCCGGTTTGTTTGATGATATGGGTTCTTATCATGCAGGGTTTGTTCTTCGCAACGGAGATATTCTTGTGACACGCACAAAAGGTCATACAGTGATTGTTGTAGGCGGCGCGAAGAAAAGCAAAGCCAAGTATTATCCGAAGTATACCGGAAATTCCGGTTCAATCGTTGAAGCGTTAAAAGCGGTTGGGGAAGATGATGTATCGAAAGAACATCGTGCGGAAATCGCAAAAAAGAACGGATTTTCCAATTTTAAGTTTACGTCAGAGGAAAATTCAAAAATGCTTTCTCTTCTGAAAAAGGGAAAACTGAAAAAGTAATTCAAGGGCGGTAAGGGTCAAATCTTACCGTCTTTTTCTTATGTAGAAAGTTGGTGGATAAATGGAATTAGAGTCTCTTGAAATAAAAATCCAAGCACAGGCACAACAGGCAAGCGGCCAGATAGATGCGCTTGTGACAAGACTTGGGAGATTATCTTCCGCGCTTTCTGGACTTAGTACCGGAAATCTGAATAGTCTTTCCACAGGGGTAAACCGACTTGCAGGGGCAATGACGGCAATGCGTGGAATTGACACACGGACTTTTTCTGCGGTTGCAAGAAATGTAAGCAAATTAGGCTCTATCAACAGCAAACAAATTAATGCCGCGGCTGGTTCTATGCGTCAGATTTCCAATGCATTAAAAGGGATTTCTGGAATGTCAGCATCTGTTAAGGGTCTGACCGATCTTGCATCTGCAATCAAACAGCTTGGTTACCAGAGTTCCACCAAAGCGATTGAAAATATCCCGAAACTTGCCACGGCAATGCGACAGCTTATGTCTGAACTGTCGAAAGCCCCTAGCGTAAGCCGGAATATTATTGACATGACAAATGCATTGGCAAAATTATCACGTACCGGTGGAGCGGCAGGAACAGCGGCAAAGAGTATAACAAGCTCATTTAGCGGATTTAGTTCAAGTGCTTCTGCGGTTACCAAGAAGTCGTTCTCCCTTGCGTCTGCAATCGGAAAAGTGTATGCAACGTATTGGGCTTTATTTCGCGGATTTAGGCTACTTGGAGACGCTATTGATATATCATCCTCACTGACAGAGGTTGAGAACGTTGTAAGGCAGACATTCGGACAGTATGAAAGCTTAATTAACAATTTCGCAAAAACATCAATTGAAAAATTTGGTATGTCCGAATTGTCCGCGAAACAGTTTGCAAGCCGTTTTCAAGCAATGGGAACTGCACTCGATATTCCGCAGGGGCAGATGGCGAAAATGTCTATCCGGTTGACAGAATTAGCCGGAGATATGGCTTCATTCTATGATGTGAGTCAAGAAGATATTGCCAAGAGTCTGCAATCTGTATTTTCCGGTACTACGGCACCTATGCGGCGTTATGGTATCGACTTGACGCAGGCAACGTTGAAAGAGTGGGCGTTAAAGCAAGGACTTGATGCAAACATTTCCTCGATGACGCAGGCTCAAAAAGCCATGTTGCGTTATCAGTATGTGCTTGCGCATACAACCAATATTACCGGAGATTTCGCACGTACAGCCGATACATGGCATAACCAGATAACCATGCTTAAAGAGAACTTCAAAGCACTTGGAGCGGTTGTTGGTGGTGGTTTAATCAATGCATTTAAGCCGTTTATCAAGGTACTCAATGCAGTTCTGCAAAAGGTTATTTCTTTTGCGGAAATGGTAACAAATGCTTTAGGTTCAATCTTCGGATGGAAGTATGAAGCAAGCAAAGGGGCAGGAATCAGCGGTCTTGCTGATGATATTGGGAGCGCGTCTGATGGCATGGACGATTTAAGCAATGCCGCAGGAAACGCAGGGAAAAACACAGGCGGTATCGCAAAGAATGCCAAGAAAGCAAAAAAGGAAATCCAACAGGCAACTCGTGCATTTGATGAATTGAAGGTTATTTCAAAACAGAGTAAAGACAAGGGTTCCGGTTCAGGGAATAAAGGTTCTGGTTCTGGATCTGGTTCAGGTGCTGGTGGCGGCACCGGTGCTGATGGTGGTTTGGTTCAGACCGACACCATCTTTAAGAAATTCGAAAGCAACATCAAAGACCTTGAACAGTTGGGAGAGTCTATTTCCGGTGCGTTAATTAACGCAATGAAAAAAATTAAATGGGAAAAAGTGTATGCAAAAGCCGAAGGTTTTGGAAGGGGATTAGCCAAATTCCTTAACGGACTATTTAAAGGGCAAAAAGGAACAACGCTTTTCGGAGAAACCGGAAGGCTGATAGCTAATTCATTAAACACAGTGCTTCACGGATTAGATTCATTCGGCACAACGTTTGATTGGAAACAATTTGGAAATTCAATCGCAGACGGAATCAACAAGTTTTTCCAAAACTTTGACTTTGCATTATTGGCTAAAACGCTTAATTCGTGGGCGCAAGGGGCATTTGATGCGGTCACTACGGCATTAAGTAAAATTTCTTGGAAGGATGTTTGGAACGGAGCAAAGGAGTTTTTAAGTAACTTAGATGTAAAGACGGTTGCAATTATTGTCGGTGCACTGACAATCAAAAAAATTCTTGGATTTCATCTTGCAAAAACAGCGCTTGATATAATTGGAACATCTATTTCAAAAGCAATAGCGTCTTCTATTGCATCTAAATTAGGTGTTGGAATTGCGGCAAACCAAGGAATTGGCGCAGCTTTGTCTACCGCATTATCCGGAAAAATAACGACGGCATTTGCGACGGTTGGAACAACCATTTCGGCAGGATTTAAGGCTTTGTTTGGAAGTAAAGCGGCAGAAGGTGCGCTTGCATTTATAAGTCCTGTTGCAAAAGCAATAACCGGAATAAGCTCCGTTGCGATTGGCGCATTTACTGCAATATCAAACTTTGTGACCATGTTAAAGAACGGATTCAGTTGGCTTAATGAAGCACTTATGCTTGTCGGAGTTGCGATTACGGCAGTCGGAGCGGTTATTTTAGGGGTAGCGGCAGCACCGGCAGCGATTATCGCAGGAATAGTAGCTGCTGTTGCAACGGCAACTGTAGTAGTCAAGGATCATTGGAAAGAAATAAAAGGAATTTTCTCAAAAGCCGGAGATTGGTTTAATACTAATGTGATTAAGCCAATAAGCGGATTTTTTGAGGGATTATGGAAATCCGTTTCCGGTTTTTTCTCTTCTTTATGGAAAGATATATCCGGTGTATGGAAAACAGTTTCTGGATGGTTCAATACTAATGTTATAACTCCTATTGTTTCATTTTTCCAAGGATTTTCGAAAAGAGTTGGTCAAATCTTTCAAGGATTGTGGATCATTGTCAAGGCTGTATGGATTGTTGTTTCTGATTGGTTTAAATCAAAGGTAATAGAGCCAATAAAGAAGAATTTTGAATTATTGAAATCGGCAGTATCAACCGCATTTAAGGTTCTATGGACAACTGTGAAATCGGTATGGGCTGTGGTTTCCGGTTGGTTTAAGGAGCATGTTACAACACCTATTAAGAATGCTTTTAGTTCAGCAAAAGAATCTATTCAGAAAGCATTTAGCGCGGCAAAAACAGCGGTAACCGGGGCGTGGAACAGTGTTTCTAGTTGGTTTAAAGAACATGTAACCACCCCGATAAAAAATGCTTTCTCGAAGATGAAAGAAAGTGTAGCTGAAATATTCAGCAAATTATGGAATAGCGTGAAAAGTGGCGTTGCCGGGGCAATGAACACCGTAATTTCAAGAATTGAAACAGCAATAAATTCATTGATCGGTGGAGTGAATACCGTTTTGAAAGGGTTTAACAGTGTTGTTTCTGCGGCGGCTAAAGTAGCGAAGGTAAAGTGGAGCGGAGTCGATCTTGTGCCGAAAGTGAGCCTACCTAAAGTAAAGGCTTATGCAACGGGCGGTTTTATGGATAAATATAGCATAGCAACAGTTGGAGAAAATGGGCTTCCGGAAATTATGGGAACAGTCGGAGGTAAGCCAGCGGTCGCAGGAAGCCAAGAAATTACCGGAATCAAAGATGCTATCAATTCAACATCTGCGCAAGAGGTTTCCTTACTGCGACAACAAAATCAGTTATTACAAGCTATTTTACAGAAAAATTTCGGAATTACTACAAACGACATAGGAAAAGCTGCAAGGGATTATGGTAGAGAACATTACAATCGAACCGGAGACAATGTATATGTTTTTTAGTGACTTCTATAATAGAACGTGATATAATTCTAAATAAATCATATCACAAGAAAGGAGTCATTATGAGAAACACAAAAAAATTATTAGTAGCGATGGGATTGGCATTTGCCGTTTTGATTTCGGCTATGCCAATCCAAAATGCAGATGGGGAACAGATTGTTGCACAGGCGGCAACTATCAAATTAAGCAGAAAGACTCTTAATTTAAAAATTGGAGAATCAGCAACATTAAAGATAAGCGGAATGAGGAAAACTGCTAAATGGAGTAGTGGCAATAAATATGTTGCTTCTGTAAACAAGTCTGGAAAAGTTCTGGCGGTTGGAGAAGGAACAACGTACGTAAAAGCAAAAATTGCAAAGAAAACGCTTTCTTGCAAAGTTACCGTCACTTCTTCCTTTAATGCGAACAAGGTAAAGAAAAACATCTCAATTGAATACCAAGATAGTGGTCATGGAGTTGTTGCTATCTTGAAAAACAACAACAAGGTAAATGTTGATCTGGACGCAAAACTTGTATACTACAAAAACGGTAAAATGCTGGATAGCAAAAGCGATTGTAACAGAGCTTTTGAATCCGGTAAGGAATGTGTTCTTTATTTTGACGCACCGAGCGATTCTGATTATAACGATGTTTCTTATGATAACTATAAAATGTCGTTGAGTGTTGATGAAGCAACAAATGCTGTTTGTGATGTTCGCAATATAATGGTTCAATCGGACATTGGAGCAGATAATGTTACGGTTGAAGCTACAAACGATTCCGGAAAAGATTTTTCATTTGTAAAAATTTCTTGCGTAATGTATGATGCATCTGGCAACTTGATCAAATATGATTATCATTATGCAGAATGTGAAAAGAATGGAGATACAGATTATTTTTCATTTAGTTTTCCGTACGATTCAAATTACGATACGATCTATCCGAGCAGCTATAAGATATATGTTGATGAAGCATATACATATACTTGGTTACAGTAAAAATTGAAAGATAAATGATACTTAAGCCGTGGAAACACGGCTTATTTTAATTTCAAAATCGGATTGACACAAAATCAAAAATAGTCTATCCTTATTACTAAGGAAACATCCTTATCCGTGAAGATGCGGATTACTTACTCGAACGCCATACTGTACGAAAGAGGAAACCAATGTGATTTCACAAGTGGCTTCCTCTTTTTTATTCAGATAAAAATGTATGGAGGTAGACACGAATGAAAAAATCACAACTTATGCTTAAGATTCAAAACAGCATTGAGGTATTTGAAAATCCTATATTCGGACAGATAAGAATGACCATGGTAGACGATGAACCGATGTTTTGCCTTATTGATGTTTGCAGGGCATTGGAACTGTCAAACAGTCGCATTGTTGCTGACAGATTAGATGAAGATGAACGGGGTAAGTTAGACTTACCCCGTCAAGGAGAGACTTGGTTTGTTACTGAATCCGGCTTGTATGCAGTTATTCTCCGGAGCGACAAGCCGAATGCCAAGAAGTTTCGCAAGTGGGTAACATCAGATGTTCTTCCTACAATACGTAAAACAGGTGGGTATGTCAATAATGATGAATTATTTATTTCCACTTACCTGCCGTATGCAGATGAAAATACTAAGCTGATATTTTCACAGACATTAAAAACTGTTAGAGAGCAGAACGAAACCATTAAAAGGCAGAAGAAAGAAATCATCCATAAGGAAGATGTTATTATTGGACTCGTTGATGATATTGACTTGGCGACCAAGAGACAGCGTATAACGCAGATTGTCCGTTTCGGTGCCGATGGAAAGTATCAAGAACGCTATTCGTTGCTTTATGGAGAATTTGAAAGGAAATATCACTGCAACCTTAAATCAAGGATGGAAGGGTGCACACTCAAACCGAAAGTAAGAAACAAGATGGATTATATCGACAGGGAAATGGGAATGATTCCGCAGTTGTACGAAATCGCTTGCAAACTTTTTGAAAACGATGTAGAAAAGCTGAAATCTGAATGGGAATCAGTAGTAGCTTAAAATTTAATCAAATGGATAGCATCTACCAAACGGTAGGTGCTATTTTTATACCCATTTTTAGGAGGTAAACGATGGGATATGGTGGATATTTAGTAAAGTTTGGGAATTATACCATACCGAACAATTTAATAAAGCAAGATACGTTTAGTTCCTATGTGAATATGCAGGACAAAGACCCTTGGACGGATGAAAACGGATATGAGCATCGTGATGCCGTGGAACTGAAAGCCTTAAAGGTCGAGTTTGAAACCAAAGCAATGCTGACTGAAAAGCAGTTTGATGATTTTTGGAAGAATATCGAAAAGAACTATACCAAGGCAAAAGAGCGTGGCGGTTATATCACGGCATACGTGCCGGAGAAACGCGGATATGTGACGCAGTACGGATATATCGCTGACATTCAGCCTACGTTCTATTCTGTGGCGAATGGGAAGATTAAGTATGACCCAATAAAATTTTCGTTTGTAGGTGGTGTATATGATAAATAGCAATTTAAAAGAAAAGTATTGGGATTCCGGCACAGACAAGCAGATGGTTATATCTGTTGTTGGAACAAATCAGAAAATAGACAATTCGATGCTCGAAGTCGGTACGTTTTCGCTTGAAGAAAGTCTTTGCTCGGAATCAGAGTTAAAGTTTGGTGCGTGTGAAGCAAACTGTGTAAAATTCACAGCACGAAACACCGCAGGAAGCATTAACGGTAGAACTATTTCCATTTCGGAAACAGTTGACGGAGATAGCGAAAATCCGATGCTATACGGAGTTTTTAAGGTTGCATCCGATGTTCCTACGGCTGACCGGACAAAACGGCAGATTACGGCATATGACGCTATGTATGACATTATCAATTCCGATGTAAAGGCTTGGTATGCAGGACTTAGCTTTCCCATGACGCTTAAGCAGTTCAGAGATAGCTTCTTTGCATATCTCGGAATTGAACAGGCGGTAGCAACATTGCCTAACGATTCCATGACAGTCAATAAGACGATTGTAGCCACACAGACGGACGATTCAAGCGCGGTTACAGAAGAGTCCTCTATCAGTGGAAAAACGGTTGTAACGGCAATCTGTGAGATTAACGGATGCTTTGGTAATATCAACCGAGATGGCAAGTTTGAGTATGTCTTTCTGAAAGCAATCGCAAGCGCGCTTTATCCGGCAGAAGATTTGTTCCCGGCAGACAATTTATTTCCGTCTGATGCAAACACAGAGTCCATGACCGGACACTACATCACGTTTGATTACGAGGACTTTCAAAGCAAGGCAATTACGCAGCTTGAAATCAAGACAAGCAATGATAACGCCGGTGCTATTGTTGGAACTGCCGGAAACAACTATTCGATTACAGGAAACTTTCTTGTATCAGACAAGACCGCAGCGGAGCTGGAACAGATTGCAAATAACCTATTGCCGATTATGGCACAGGCAGCATATACGCCGATTAAAAGTTGCACTTGTGTCGGCAATCCATGTCTGACACTTGGGGAACCAATCCGGTTCAATACCACAAGAGAGATTGTTGAAACGTATCTATTGCAACGCACCCTAACCGGAGTACAGAGCAAGAGAGATTCAATCTCGGCACAGGGTACGCAGACACACTCCGCAAAGGTTAATTCTATCAGAGAAACACTTGAAAGCGTGGAAAGACGTACCGGAAAGTTAGAGAGGAACGCAGACCATCTTCAATCCACTTATGAGGATTTAGAAGAACAGACAAATACCAAGTTTGAGCAGACCGCAAAAAGCATTTTAGCAGAAGTTGATCGTGCACAAAAAGCGGAAGGGCAATTAGACGCATCATTGGAATTGAAGTTAGGCAGAGATGAGAACGACCAGGTTATTTCGATGATTAATGCAAGTGCCGACCAAATTGTGTTGCGAGGAAACCGATTAATTGTAGAATGTAACAACTTTGAACTAGACGGTAGCGGGCGAGTACACATAATAGAATCTCTGCTTTTTGACAGTGGTGAGGTATCTGGTGTAGAGATATTAGGGCATGACGGAAGAAATAATGCGTTATTGCAGAATGTTAAGTTGGACTTATTATCTGTTACTGATGCAAACGGGGAAAACTTGGCGACAGAAAGTTATGTTGACAATTCGCTGAGCAACTACGCAACCAAAAGCGAATTGCCAAGTGGGTATTTTACAGATGTAGACTATACACTTAATGATAAGTCTACAACCAAATATTCGCCCAGACACTTTAATAAAGTGTCTAATTTTGGCTCGAGGGAAAGTACCTTGGATATCGAGGGTCTTTTGATTTCTATTCCGAGTTCCGATAAAAGGCTGAAAAATAATATACAATCATTAAGGGATATTAAAAGTGTATATATGGCAATGTGCCCGGTTGAATATACATGGAAATCCGGATACATCACGCAACACACAGGCTTACAGTTTGGTTTAATTGCGCAGGATTTAGAGAAGATTTTGCAGGATGCTGGATTGTCCGATAGCGGACTTGTACTAAAAGAAGATGCCGAAGAGGATGAAAAAGCAATTCACGGAGATTTAAAGACATGGAAAATCGACAAGGAAAATCTCCATGCAATGCACATACAGATGATCCAGATGCAGCAGAAAGAAATCGAACTTTTGCAGCAGAAAAACGAAGATCTGGAACGCAGATTATCAGCGTTAGAAAGGAGTGTGAGCCATGCAGAAAATATATAGTCGTATCAACTGGGAGAATTTTCCAAGTGAAAAAACAGCGGTAAATGAATCCAATCTTAATAAGATGGACTTGGCGATTGACAATCTGGATGATCGTGTGGTTGCTATGGATGCGTCTAAAGTTGACTTGACCAAAGCTAACGAACTTGTAAAGGAAATCCTTTGGGATGAATCCAACGGAACGCTGACGGTGGTTAAGATGAATGGTTCCAAGGCTGTGATTGACACAAAATTGGAAAAGTTGGCGGTCAACTTTAAGTACAATCCGCAAACACAACAATTAGTAATCACGCTGGACGATGGCACAACGCAGAATGTTGATTTGTCCGCTCTGATCACGCAGTATGAATTTATAGATAGCAATACCATTGCATTTGAAATTAGCAGTGACGGTAAGGTGTCCGCAATCGTGAAAGAGGGAAGTATCCAAGAAAAGCATCTGCGCCCAGATTATCTTGCAGATATTAAAGTGGAATCTGCCAAGGCAATAGCATCTGCCAAAAGCGCAGGGGTGTCCGAAACCAACGCGGCAAAATCTGCCACAGACGCAAAGGACAGCGCAGACCGGGTACAGGGAATCGAAAACGAGATTAACAAGAAACTCACAATGACAGAATTTGATGTGAATGAGGATGGAGAGTTGATTTACACGGACAATTCCGCTTATAACTTTGTTGTTGACAATGACGGAAATTTGAATTGGGAGGTGGCTTAAATGGCTATAGCAGGAAGAGTAGCAATTGTGCCAAAAGGTGATTGGATCGCAGGTGCTACATATAAGAGATTGGATGCAGTAACTCATAATAACACATTGTATTTTGCAAAAAAGAATGTTCCGGCAGGAACGGTAACAAGCAATACGGAATATTGGTCTAAGTCTATTGTGGGCGGAGCTAGTGCGATTGCAACAACAGAGGATGCCGGAGTTGTAAAGCCGGACGGAAAAAGCATGAGCGTAGATGAAAGTGGAACGCTTAGTATTAACTTGGATGGCACCACAATTACATTGGACGAAGCGAAAAATGTCATAAAGCTGGCAGATGCACTAAAAGAAAAGATCGGAAGCGCACTGCAACCGGAAAGTATCGTAAACAACCAGACAACGACTGTGGCGGGATTTGCACTGGACGCAAGGCAGGCGAACCCGAATATTGATGGGACACTTGCAAAGCAGATAAGTGATTTAAACGGCAGTAAAGCAACATTTAATTTTTTGACAAGTAATATTTCATTCAGAGATGCTGCTAAAAGTACAAGTGATGCAGATATGTATGCTGTTGCAGATTCTAAAATTGCTCAACACATAAATACTTTCAGTAATGGGCAAATTGTCAACTTTAGCACTACTGGTTCAGTATACACATATACAATTTCAAAATTTAATGATAAATGGTGGTCTGTCGATGTTACTGGATATAATGTATTATACTTTCTTAGGCTGGCATATCGGGATGGTACTTATTGCGTTATAAGAGTTCTTCAATAAGTTCTAAACGTGTTGTCGCTTTTTAAATAGTTCGATGCGGTTAGATTTACTGGCGAAATTAGCCATAGGTTTCGATTAATCCATGTCAACGCAAAACTTCCGCATGGGTTGCCGCTAACACCTGTAAGCTGCCGGGGTGGAAGAAACGGAGATCTATATAAAGTGTTTTTAATCATCTTCCATATACAATAATCATAGTTGACTCTATAGCTGATGATTCATCTACAAAAGAACCATTTAAAGTTATCTTTTGTTTACTGATGCTTAGATAAGAGCATTGTCCATGTCCCTTTGAGCCGCTAATGACGACTATTGATCCGCTGCCAGGTAATCCGTGTGTAGGAACAATAACACTCGAAGAATAGTACGAACTTTTGCTCGTTATGAGAAACTCGTTGTATGAAGCAACATCAATATTTACACTATTGTTTCCTGTTACTGATCCTATGATTTTCCATTTATTTAAACTGCCGTTTAAATAAGTTTAGTAACCCGTAAATTTACACATAGAAAGGAATAAAAATTATGGACAAAATTATTTTGAAAAACAAAACAGAGTTCGAGATCGCCGAAGGAGCGAGTCTCGGCAATATTCAGATTCAGTCGAAAGACTTTAATGGAATCAAGTCAATCACAGATGCCTTCTCGGAAGAGAACATCTCAAAGGTCACATTTACACACAATGATCAGATTTCCGGAGAATATGCGGATCTGAAGTATGAAGGATTCTCATATGTGCCAAATAAGGGAAAGGATGGAGTAGAAGATGGTACATATACAGTTACTGTAAGCTTGAGGACTAAGACCGAGATGGAGAAAGCAATCGATGAGTTGAAAGCCGGGCATGAGTCCAATGCCGGAGCAATTCAGGATCTTGCAGATATGGTAGCAGGAGGTGAAGCATAATGGTTAAATTTTACGTGAGACGTATTCTTGTAGACAAGAAGATGACAATTGATGAAGTGCCGATGCGTTGGCGCGCAAAAGTGCAAGAAGAGATTGAGAAACAGCTTTCCGCTTCTCTGCAATGACATTTCTTGTCGAAATTTGCGACCGAAAAATGTTGAAATCATGCATATTGTAGTGATACTATGGACTTGTCCGAAAGGACACTTCAAGTTCTGGCATGGGTGGGGTTTGGCATGGCTCCGCCCATAATTGGGGATTGACTACGCCGAACACACGTTCTATAATATCCGTATCGCTACATAGGGCACATGATTGGGGGTTTTGAGGTTGGGAGAAGAGTACTACAAAAATGAAATCATTAAACTCATTGAAAAATGCGACAATTTGCATTGGTTAAAAACCATATATGCATACATAAGCAACTTATTAAAATAGGAAAAGAGCCAAGGGTCTGCGCATTGCCCTTGGCTCTTTTTTACTTTTTGTCTGAAATCATATCTACTAAATTTTCTAAGGCTGTCCAATCGCTTTCGCTTAATTTGCACAGTGCAGAAACAAGTCGATACTTAAAGTTTTCATCACCTAATCTTTGGATTTCTCCAAGCATTGCTGAAATCTGTTCGTCTTTTGATAATTCAACAAACATTTCTCCGCTTCCGGTGCGAAGCCAATCTTCATTGACATTAAACTCTTGACAAATCAATTTAACAGTTTGTTCTGATGGAGAATTTTCTCCGCTTTCCATTTTGCATACAGCAGATCGTGAGACTAAAATTTTTTCTGCAAATTCGGTTTGACTTAATTTTGTCGATAACCGAACTTGCTTTATTCTCTCATTCATCCTTTACCCTCCTTTCACAATTATATTAACATTAAATGTTCATTAAGTCAACAAAAACTATTGACAATGTATATTTAATGTGCTATTGTATGTACATCAAATGAACAGGAAAGAGGTGAGAACATGAAAGAGATTAAATCAGCAAATGACATAATTGTTGTTCCGGTTTCTTATTTTAATGGAATGGAAAAGGAATTGCAGAAGATTTTAAACAAAGTGGATATTCACGATATGGATGTCATGGAACAGGTTCTTCATATGCGGAAATGGCTGAAAACCAAAACCGTATATGAAGAAACAAAGAGATTATATCCTAATCTCCGTTTGGAAAATATTCATTTGCTTTTACCACAAGAAGAAGAGAGTTCTTGTGAGTGTACTGATAAAACAGGCAGTGAATAGATTCTGCGGTCGTGTCGCAGATTGGAATTCCAAACTTATCCGGAACTTTTAGTTCCCAACAAAAATTATTGATATTTGCGAACGTTATATCGTTTTCAGTTAATATCTCTGCCATCTTTTCTCGGTCGCAGGATATTGTAGAAAAATCGCAAAACAAAAAGTATTTCAAATTGTATCACCTCCCTTATTTGATGATAAGGGAATTATACCACAGAAAGGAAGTGAAAGTATGGATAATTTGGTACACATTGGAAATGCGGATATTTCCATCAAAGAGTACAAAGGCGAGCGAGTGGTCACATTTAAGGACATTGACATGGTACATGAAAGACCAGACGGAACAGCGAGAAAAATATTTAACGACAATAAGAAACACTTTATTTTAGGAGAAGATTACTTCGTCCGAAATTCGGATGAAGCCAAGGGGGAATTTGGTGTAACTGCTCCGAACGGAATGTATCTTTTTACCGAACAGGGCTATCTAATGTTGGCCAAGTCGTTCACGGATGATTTGGCATGGGAAGTACAAAAGAAATTAGTTTCTTCCTATTTTAATGTATATTTTCGGATGCGACTTGAACATTGTAGCAGAGTACGAAATCAGATATTGCGCATGAAAGGAAGTGATTGAATGAGCGAAAAAGAAAAACGTGTTGTCGAAAAACTTCGTGATGCCATTCCGAATATGACAGATTTTCAGAAAGGATATGTCCTTGGAATGGTAGAGAGTTCTGCTTCGAAACATAGTGAGCAGGAAGAAGAAAATAATGAAAGGAGCAAATATGGAACACAAACCACAAAAAATTGAAATCAAGCCGAGAAGAGAGGGGGAGCCGCCGTCAAGCACTCATCTTTTTGTAGATGGACATGAAATCAAAGGAATTAGAAAACTTGATTTTTCTGTAGAACCAAACGGTCTTCCACATTTGGTGCTTGATTTACAGGCATTTAATTTGACTGTTGATGCCCTTTGCTTGATATATCAGGAAAAAAATCGTGGCAATCAATCTACAGATTGCAGACGAAGAAAACGAAAGGGGTGAGAATGGGTGGAAGTAAAAAGATACCGGCTTTTAGACGAAGAAGGAAAAGCTGTAATTGTAAAGAAAGACAAGGATAGATATATCGGTCTTGACGAATTGGCACAGCATATAGCAATGGATATTGTTGATGATTACCAAAGCATTTTGGACGGCGATAAGAAAATCGAAGATACAAACATTGAATTATCCGTCAAAGTCCTTACCGCCATTTCTCCGGTCATTAAAACATGTTAGAAATGTTTTATGTTACGGAATGGGTTTTCTGCCACCTCTACGCTGGATAATTGATTTTCTTCTTTTGGTAGAGATTCTTTGATTTCTTCACGGTATTGGTCGTACTTGGTTTTGAAATCATTGAAAGAATCGTTACATCCACAGATTTTAGCGATAGCGTAGGCAGATACATATTCATTGTTCAAAAATTCACCTCCCTTATTTGATGATAAGGGAATTATACCACAGAAAGGAGATTTATGAACGAATTACAGATTTTTAATTCGGAAGAGTTTGGAGAAGTCCGAACGGTAGTATTAAATAGCGAGCCGATGTTTTGCTTGGCTGATGTTTGCAAGGCATTGGACATTAAAAATGCAACAGATGTTGCTAAAAGGCTTGATGATGACGAACGCACTAGATTAAATCTAGGGCGTCAAGGAGAAACAAACTTCGTTACCGAGTCTGGTCTATACGCGGTTATTCTCCGCAGCGACAAGCCGAATGCCAAGAAGTTCCGTAAATGGATAACCGGAGAAGTTCTTCCATCCATCCGAAAGACCGGAAGTTACGGAAAGCCTATGACAACGGCAGAAAAGATTCAGTTACTTGCACAGGGAAACGAGGAATTGAGCGGTCGTGTTGAAAAGGTAGAAGATAAAATCGATAGCCTTGAAAACGATATGCCTTTGTATGGATGCGAGATTGACGAGATTCAGAAGCACGTTAAGCGCAGGGGCGTTGATATTCTTGGTGGAAAGCAGAGTGAATCATACAGAGATAGAAGCATCAGAAGTTCAGTGTATTCGGATATTTACAGTCAGCTTAAGCGCGAATATGGTTGTGTGGCATCATACAAAAGCATCAAGCGAAAGTATATCGCAGATGCACATGAGTTTATTGATTGCTATACAGCACCAGTGTTCTTGCAGGAACAGATTTCATGCGCGAATGCACATAATGAATGAGTTGTTTCCTTATTATATAGCACGAAAGGGGAAATCAGATGAAAAAAGTAATCCAATTCATCATAGGTGCGGTGGCAATGGAGTATTCCTTGGTTGCCGCGTGCTATATGGATAGTGATGGCGTGGTCGGGAATATGGCGGCTATTAAATTTGTAGCCGGTGCAGTAATTGCGGCAATTATGTATTACTGGTCAGAGGTAGACCGGAAGAGAGCTGAACTCGACAAGCGAATTAAGAGAAAACGCAGAATGAGAGAGGATGCATGGTAAGCGTTGTGTATATAAGTGGTACGAGATGTTCCACGGAAGAAAAGCGTATGCTTGCTGAACTTTTGGCAGGGAAACGAAAGAAACAGAATGATAAAGATAATTTTGAAAAGGTTCTTGACAGAGAAATGGAAAGGAGAAGCAATGGAGAACAAAATAACACTGATCGGTGATGTTGTATCAGCACCAAGAGAAAGCCATACAACGTCAAACGGTAAGAAATTTTATAAATTTTTCATCGGAATTGAAAGAAGAAGCGGTGTTGCAGATATACTTCCGGTACTGTTTGATGAAGAAATCAGCGATACAGGAATCCGCGGAACGGTATGTGTCAAGGGAAAAATAATTACCAGGCGCGTAAAAACAGGATCCGGAAAAGCTATTCTTACATATGTTATGACTGATGAAATCACAAAGCCAGAGGATGATAGCCCTTTGAATGAAGTAATCCTTGATGGAATTATCGAGGAAAAGCAACTTAGAGAAACACCACTTGGTCGTAAAATCTGTGATGTGAAACTCAAAAACGTAAGAGAAAACGGAAAAGAGGATTTGGTTACTTGTATCGCATGGGGAAAGTGTGCAGAATATACGGACTCACTTGCTTTAGGCGATGCGGTGAGTGCATACGGCAGATTACAGAGCCGGAGATACAAGAAAACGTGTAAAGATGGTCGCGTTGTGGAAAAAGTTACATATGAGTTGTCAATAAAAGGAATCGTGGGGGTGTAATAATGCGAATGATTTTAAAATCGTTACATATGGAGAATTTCAAAGGTGTAAAGGATAAGACATACGAATTCGGAAAGACAACAAGGGTTTCCGGAATGAACCGGAGAGGAAAGACCACAATCGGGGCGGCATGGTACTGGCTGATGTCTGATAAGAACTATGAACTTGTCAGCAATCCAAACATTAGACCGGACAATGTAGAAGATTGTATTCCGACTGTTACTGCAAATGTCGGTGTAGACGAAAAAGAAATCACTCTTTCCAAGATGCAGAAGCGAAAAGTCGGAAAGCCGGATAAAAATGGGGTTTCGAAAATTACAATCACAAATACATATGAGATTAATTCTGTACCTAAGACAGAACGTGATTTTAAGGCATATCTGGAAGAATTAGGGTTTGAGTTTGATAAATTTCTCATTTGTTCTCACCCGAATGTGTTTACTAAGGATTTGTCGTTAAAGAAAAAACAGGATGAAATGAGAAAATCCTTATTTGCTATGGCAAGCGAAAAAACAGATTTAGAGATTGCGCAAATGAATAAAGAAACTGCGGATGTTGCAAAATTGCTTGAATCCTACAAATTTGAAGAGATTGAAGCCATGAACAATGCTTCCAAGAAGAAAGCAGTTGAACAGTTAGATGCGATTCCTAATCAGATTATCGGTCTGGAGAAAGCAAAGGTTGATATTGATGTGGCAGAGCAGGAGTTATTGAAAGCCGATTTAGATAGAAGGATTGAAGCACTTGAAGATTTAATTGGGAAATCTGATGTGCGGATTGATGAAATGCGCAACGAAGAAATGCATTGTCAGTTTGAAATGTCGGCTATTGCGCAGACCATGAATAACGAGCTTTCAAGCAAGAAACGTGAGATTGAAAATCACAAATATGACCACGAACGGAAGTTAGAGGATGTTCGTTCGTCAATCAGAAAAGCGCAGGAATCTATTGAGAGAAATAGAAAAACTATTTCCGAACAGACTATCAAGAAAGCTGACCTTGTGAAAAGGTACAATGATGAAATTGCAAAAAAGTTTGACGATTCCAAGTGGGTATTTGACGAATCCACAACGGTTTGTTCGTTATGCGGGCAAAGATTGCCGGAAGATAAAATAGAGTCTTTAAGAGCCGATTTTTCGCAGAGAAAGGCAGATGCAATCGAGATATTTAATGAAGAACACGCGAAAACACTTGCCATGATTGTTGATGATGGAAATGCGTGTGCTGAAATGATTAAGAATCTGACCAAGAATAGCAAGGAATTAGAAAACACAATTAACACCTTGAAACTGAACGAAGCGGAAGAAATTGACATTATTAAGGGATTTGATGAACAGATTTCTAAGATTCCGGATTACGCTGATTATATGCAGAACGCAGAATATGCAAAGTTAAAAGCTAAACGGGATAAATTGCTTGTTGATATTGCAGAGTTAGAATCCAAGGGCACAGATAAGGCGGCTGATTACGCAAAAGCTGATATTACAAAATTAAAGAGCCAGCTTGATGAAGTAAATAAGATTATTGCACAGGCTGAAAACAATGTTCGCATTGATGAACAGATTGCAGATATGCAACATAAACAGAGCGAGTATGGGCAAGCAAAGGCAGATGCCGAGAAGATTCTTTATCAGCTCAAAGAAGTTTCAAAGCGAAAGAATAAGTTACTTGTTGAGGAAATCAATCAGCATTTCGGTATTGTACGTTGGAAGTTGTTCGATTTCCAGAAAAACGGAGAATATAAGGAAGTTTGTATTCCTACAGTGATTGATGAAGAAACCGGCATTTATAAGGTATTCGGGGATACAACAAACACTGGCAGGGAAATTGAAGCGAAGATTGATATTTGCAACAGTTTTCAGAAGTTCTTTAATATGTATGTTCCGATTTTCCTTGATGGTGCAGAAAGTATCAATGACGAATATGTACCGGCTGTTGATACGCAGTTAATTCTTCTTACAGTATCAGAGGACAAACAATTGAAAGTGGAGGGTGTGTAGAATGTCAAGAGTAGGGACAAGCAACAACATCACGCAGCCAGATGCACGGTGTATGTCGTGCAAGCGTTGGAGGAACGCAAATAAAGGGTTTTGGGTAGGGGACGGACATTGTTCTCTTTCGTATTGCGAGAAAGATATGAGAAATAAAGGAAAGAGAGGTTACAGATAAATGCAGTATATCAAAGCGAAATTTCCAAACATCACAAGAAGCTACGTGTATCGCACCGAGGATTCCGTGAAAGCTGGTGACGCGGTGGTAAATGCCAAAGGTGCAAAGCTGACGGTCACGGATGAAACCGTGGATATGAAGTGGGTGGATACCTACGGTGCTGATAAGGTGACGGTTGTGAAGAGATATGAGGAAAGCGAGGAAAAATAATTATGGCAGAAACAAAGAAACAGGAAGTAGCAGTTAAGCAGGAAATGAATACAAGGCTTTCGTTCTACGCAAACCAGTACACCGGACTTATGGAGCGAGATTTCGAGGAACATGGTCTTGTATTTGATGATTATTCAAAACAGTGCGTTATGGCATCAATGAGTGCGATTTACAACCTTGTTACATCAAATAAGGCAGCTATGGAAAATCTGAATGGTTCTAATTTGCGGCAGGTTATCGGGCAGGTTTCCAGCCTTAAACTTAATGCAAATGCAGTACCGAGAGAGTGTTATTTCCAGTTAAGAAATAAGCAGGATGCCAATGGAAATTGGTATAAAGAGGTTGAGATGGGAATCGAGGGAGACGGAAACGATGCACTTCTTCGCAACTTCGGCGTTGGCGTTAAAAAAGTCTATCCAGTATGGCTTGTGAAAGAAGGAGATGAATTTACATACCCGAAGCATAAGGGTATTGAAATCACTCCTCCAGAGTGGGAAGAAAAAGGATTGTCACAGAAAGTAATCCGTGTCGTTTACCCGGTCGAGATGGACGGTGGAAAGATTGAATACATGATTGCGGAACGTGAAGGTGTAAAAGGAAACCTTTTGGCTCATGTGCGCAACAATCTTTTGAATGAAACGTTTGGAATTTGCGAGAATAAGCGCAAGGCAACCGACAAGCAAAAGGCTGAAATTAAGGCTAAAAAGGACGAGATTATCAGTGCACTTCTCGGATGCAAGACATTGGAAGAAATGCTTGCTTGTGAAGTGGCAAGACCTTATATGAGCGCGGCGTGGAGAGAAACTTCCGAAGCTATGATTGTCCGTAAGATGCGTAATAATGCAATCAAGAAACACCCGAAAGACCTTAACGATATGGCTACACAGTCACTTATACAGATGGATGAAACATATCAGCAGACGCAGGAAGAAATTGCCGAGAATGCCAATTCCGAGCCATTTGTTGTAGCAGAATCCGAAGCGAGCGACAGTGCAGCAGTTGAGCCGGAGAAAGCCGTTGAGAATGACGAGAACGTACCGGACTTTATGAAAGATTAGGGAGGTTGCTATGAGAGTAATTTCACAGGACGGAACGCTTGATATGCCATATGAAGAGGTGATTATTCAGAGATTTCAGAGAGATATCTACTTTCTGAATAAGAACCTTGTCGGGGTAGAACAACTTGTTAGTGATATGGTTATTGCTAAATACTCCACCGAAGAAAAGGAAAAGAAAGCCATGAAAATGCTTAGAATTGCGTATGAAAATAATGTGTTTTATCATTGCACAGCTGGTTCAAAGTGTTTTGAAGAAGTACGGAGTATTTTGAGCGAGGAACAATTTCAGAAAGCTACAACAGAATATTTTCAGTTCCCGGCAGGGGAAGAATTGGAGTAGGGTATGGAAAAACATACAATGTCAGACTTATATCAGATGCAGTCACTTCCACTTTCTGCAAAAATAAGCATGACTGCACGTAGAATAAATGAATGGGTCAATGAATTTGGCGAAGATGGAGTGTATCTGTCATTTAGCGGTGGTAAGGATAGCACAGTTTTAGGACACATAATCAGAGAGGTTTGCGGATATAAAAATATTCCTTTTGTGCTCGTAGATGTTCCGACACAATATCCAGAGTTAAAGAAGTTTGCACAGACATTTGATAATCTTGTGATTTTAAAACCTAAGATTTCATTTGCAGAAGTTTGTGAAAAGTATGGATTTCCGATGATTGGCAAGGAAGTGTCAAATTGCGTAAGCGGTGCGAGAAAATATGTTAAATACCTTGACAGTCAAAAATCTAAAAACACAATCTTAAAAAGACAGACAATTCCGCATGCTTGCTATATGGCAGACCTGTTAGGAATAGACAGGAGAATAAACAAGCAGAACGAACAGTACAAGAGTTTGCAGATGGGGGTTATCCCTAGCGGTTCAGAATATAGGTTACGCAGACTGAATGGAGAACTGACAGATAGTAAAGGCAATTATAGTCAGTTTAATCAAGAAAAATATAAGTTCTTTCTTGATGCACCATTTGAAATAAGCGACTTATGTTGTGACATAATGAAGAAAAAGCCTGCACACGACTACGAAAAGGAAACGGGAAGAAAACCAATAATGGCAACTATGGCAAGCGAAAGCGTTATGCGTACACAAAAATGGCTACAGGACGGCTGTAATGCTTTTAATGTCACAAGACCACACAGCAACCCTATGGCGTTTTGGACTGACCAAGATGTGTTACTTTATATCAAAGAGAATGCGAAACGCATGATTGAAGTCAGGATGAGCGATGACAAGATGTTTTACGGAAATAGGATTGTATACAAGAAAACGGGAGCGAGTGTCGAAAATACCGAATTTTATTTTCCAATATGTTCTGTTTATGGCGATGTGGTCACAGATTATGAAGCTATGGGACAATGTGAGAATCAGATGTCGCTTGCGGATTTTGGGATTTTTGACAAAGAAAGACCATTGCTGAAAACAACAGGATGCCAAAGAACAGGTTGTGTACTGTGCGGATTTGGATGTCACTTAGAGAAAGAAAGCAGATTTTTAAGGCTGAAAGAAACACACCCTAAATTCCATAATCTGCTATATATCTTGAAAAACAATGGCGTGACATACGCAGAAGCTATTGATTGGGTTAATGAACACGGAAATATGAATATTAAGTATTAAGAAAGTGAGGTGGTTTAATGTTCATGAGATGTTGCGGATCAGGATCATCGGGTAACTCATATGCTTTAATTGCAGATAACGGAGAAATCCTTGCTATTGAAGCCGGATGCAAATTTCTTGATTTCAAAAAGATGATCGATTGGAAAATCTCTGATGTGGCTGGTTGCATTGTGAGCCACGAGCACGGAGACCATGCACGTTACATAAAAGATTTCATGAAATCCGGCATTCCGGTTTATACGGCATTTGAAACACAGACCGCACTTGAAACCATAACCGGAGAACGTGCAATAGCCATTCCACCACGCAGAACGCGGCAAATCGGCAGTTTTACGGTAGTTCCCTTCAATGTACCGCATGATACAGAAATCGAGTGCTACGGCTATTTAATCAAGCATGAGGAAATGGGACAGTTATTGTTCATGACAGACTTGGAATATTGCAAGTACAATTTCTCGAAGCTGAACATTGAGCATATCATGGTTGAAGCTAACTATGACATGGAACTTGTAGACCGGGACGAGCCAAATTATGAACACCGTTTGCGAGGTCATATGAGCCTTGATACGGCACTTAAATTTATTCAGACGAACGACAACCCAGCTTTACGAAATGTCGTTTTAATACACTTATCGGACACAAGCGGAGATCCCGCGTTATTCCTACAACGAACGAAAGAAACAATTAAATATGGAGCGAATGTTTATGTTGCAGAAAAAGGGTTAGAGGTTGATATGAACCTTTGTCCGTTCTGAAAGGAGAAAGCATGAAATTATACATTTACAGATTTTGGGGCGATGAATTTTCTTGTAGAGAAGTAGACGTAGAAGAAAAGCCAAAAACGTATATCATTACTGAAGAATCCGAATTTGAATATAAAGGACAGAGAATCCGCAAGGACGAAATTGGTGTGTTAAGCGGTTGCAGCCGGGATAGGGTCATTCTGACGGAGAAAAACAAGAAAAAAGCTGTTGAAATGCTTATTAGCAGGCAGGGCGCTATTGTTGAGAGTTGCCGAGTACGTCTTGAATATGAAGAGAAAAAACTTGAGACCATCAAAGCGGAACTTGAAAAAGAATAATTAGGTTGAAACACCTTGGCGAAAGCCTAAAAGAAACTATCTTGTTTGGCGAATAGTTATCACAAACCTTATTGAAAGCCATGTTTTGGCGGTGCGTTTACCGTACCGCCCTTACAAAAGATTGGAGGTAAAAATTGAAATTATGTGAATACTGTATGGCTGAATTTGAGCCGAAGCGACCAGATCAAAAATACTGCAGACCCAAATGTGCAAAAAGATACGCACAGTTTAAGAATTTTAAAAAGGCTGGAAGAATTGTGTATACAAGAATATGCCCGAAATGTGGCAGGCTGTTTATGACGATAGATGAACGCAAAGTTGATTGCCAAGACTGCATCGGCATTGACATTAAAGAACGATTGAGAAAGCCAAAGAAAAAGGATGATGCAATCAAGGCTGTGAATCATATGGCACGCGCTTCCGGAATGAGCTACGGAAAGTTTGTGGCTCAAATGAGCATGAAGCCATTGGAGAGGAAGTGATTGGGTTGGACTATAAGAAGTTTAGACAGGCAAAAGCTATTGAAGCAAAGAACAAAAAACGTTGGTTGGAAGTGAACCCAAAGCTGGATGATGAAAGCGGAATTTACTCGTTAGTAAGGATTGACGAGGATGGCTTTCGGTATGCCTATGTGGGACAGGCAAAACACATTTTGACAAGGCTTGCGCAACATCTTGTCGGGTATCAGCACATTGATCTGTCACTGAAAAAGCACGGTCTGTTTTCGAAAGACAACAAATATGGTTGGAAAGTTGGTTGCGCGCATTATCCAGAAAATGAGCTGGACGAGAAGGAGCAGTATATTATCAAACTGTATGCAGACAAAGGCTATCAGCTTCGCAACAAAACAAGCGGAAGCCAAGGAACAGGAAAATCACAGATTGATGATTACCGTCCGGCAAAAGGCTATTATGACGGAATTAAGCAAGGCAAAAAGAGTCTTGCCAAGGAATTATCGCATATCGCTGAAAAGCACCTTGAAATCCGCTTGAAGCCGGAGAAACAGGGTAACAAAGTTTCTGAAAAGCAGTATGAGAAGTTTATGGCTTTGATTTCTGAAAATACATATGAGGAGAGTGATTAAATGGCAGAAGTCAAGTGGATTAAAATCACAACAGATGTTTTTGATGATGAAAAGATTCTGCTGATTGAGAGTATGCCGAGTGCGGATAGCATCATTACGATTTGGTTCAAACTTCTTATTCTTGCCGGAAAACAGAATAACAACGGTGTGTTTATGATGAGCAACAAGTTACCGTTCACGGATGAAATGCTTGCCACCATTTTCCGCAGAGATTTGAACACGGTAAGGCTTGCACTTAAGACCTTTGAAGAATTTGGGATGATTGAGGTCGTTGACAATGTGATAACGATTCCGAATTGGAATAAGCATCAAACGCTTGACGCTTATGAGAAGAAAAAGGAACGTGACAGGCTTTATCAGCAGAACCGGAGAAAGAAGCAGAAGAACCTAATTGAGCAAAAATCGCCCGATAAATCGTCTGACGTCGCTGTTTCAGATAAAGAAGAAGAAAAAGAAGAAGATAAAGAGAAAGAAAATATAAAAGAAAATTCGCTGTCGACCGATTCCGGAGATTTGTTTGATTTTGACGATGCATGGAAAAAGACTTTTAGTATATACCCCAAGAAAACAGCGTACAGTACCTCTAAAACGGCTTGGATGGATAAAGTGCTAGAAGTTATCGAAGAGAACCAACCAGACATTGCACGGCTGTTATACAAAGCCACAGAAGCATATTTGAGTGACTATCAAGAAAAGAATCCAGACGATAAGGATTTTCGGTACATTCCAAAATACGTTGATTGGATAAAAAACGATTGCGATTATTGGTTGCAGATTGCGGAGAAACGAGGTGATTGTAGTTGACAGAAGCAGAATTCGGAGTGATCGGGTGCGTACTGATTGACAATGATGTGCTAAATAACATCTGGAGAACGCTGAAACCGGAAATGTTTAGTTCTGATTTTGCGCAGGACACATACAAGGAAATGCTTGCAATGTATGACCGGAATGAAAGTATCGACCCAATGTCGTTATCAATGGCACTTGAAAACCACAAATACACGCAGGAACAGATTAGCGAATTGATGAAATCCTGTATTTCGGGAACAATCACTTCAACTATGGTTAAAAGCTATGCCGATGCGGTTACGAAAGAATACAAAGCAAGAACGGTTCGTGAAATGTATCAGAAATCTAGTTTAAAACCATGTGACATTGATGATACAATCAGTGATCTTCTTACAAGACTTGAACATTTGCAAGAGGGAAAAGAAGTAAAGCTAAAACCAATGAAGCAGATTGCAGTTGAGAATAAAGACAAATATTTCAACGAAAGTGTTGGAGAGGGCGGTATAAAAATCGGGTTATCGCAACTTGATGATGCACTTGGAGATCTTGAACGCGGTGACGTAACAGTAATTGCCGCAAGACCGGCAGTTGGAAAATCAGCACTCACAACGCAGATTATTGGGAATATGGCAAAAAAAGGACTTAAAGTCGCATATTTTAACTTGGAGATGATCGATAAACAGGTGTATGAGCGATTTATTTCAAGACTTGCGGAAATCAGCTTAACGAGAATCAGAAGGGCAAAAGCGTTTCTTGGTGATGAACAGGAAAAATTTAACCAAGCAAACGAAGAAATGAGTAATTATCAATTATGGGTTGCGTCCGGCACTGTATCTCCGAGAGAAATAAAGTCAGAATGCAGACACCAAAGCTTTGATGTTATCGTTGTCGACTATCTGCAATTGCTTATGCCGGATAACAGATATTCCGGAAGAAATGAAGAAGTAGCATCAATTTCAAGAGGTTTAAAATCTGTTGCAAGAGACTTGAATACACATGTAATAGCGCTTTCACAGATAACAAGAGCTTCCGAAAGCAGAGACACAAAAGAGCCTACCATGGCAGAGTTGAGGGAATCCGGAGCAATCGAACAGGATGCATCAAACATAATTATGCTGTGGAATCTGTCAGACAATGACAAGGGAGCCAAGGGCGCAAAAATCGAAAAGAACAGACAGGGAATGACAATGCGTGAAGCAATGGAATTTGACGGAGATCACATGAAATTTGTTGAAATCGACAAACCATTTGATGATGTTGTTGCGGAAATAAAAAAGAAAGAACGTGGCGATGGATTCAAGCCATACAATGGCAATTGTCCGTTTTAGAGGTAGCAGCTATGGCAAGTGCAAAAATCGAAAAAGGTTCGGAAGAATGGCAAGTATTTATGGATTATTGGAAGTTTATCCAAGACTACTACGCGCCTGATAATGACGATGCATGGTGGCAGGAAGTGATGAAAGCCGGGGAAGAACTGATAAACAAATACAAAGGCATGGAAATCGAGGAGCGTGCAAGACAGCTTGTATTAAGCCACTTTGCATGGTTGGAAATTACATACAGAAAGGGTAAAAATGTCGGAACAAAGATTGTATGAGATTGTCAATCTCAAAACAGGGCAGGTATACAACCGGGTGAAAAGCAACGAGGTAAGAACGGTGATCGGGTTGCCAAGACATATTCAAATCGGTCAAATTGCAAATTCCAAGGATAAAACATACAAAAACTGGTATGTTCAAATACTTGGCGATCGGTGCGAAAGAGTCTTTCGGAAATCAAAAATTTACCCATTTACGAAAAAGACGTACAAGCAGTGGGAAAATCTGAATCGGAGGTATTCGCAGGTATGAGCAATGCATTAAAGAGAAAAAGTAATAAAAATCTGTTTTTTACAAAGCAGGACACGAAGATTATTGGCAGGAATAGCTTCGAAAAGCGAAATTCTGATGCGGTTATCACAAAATCATACAAAGAGTTTGTCGTGATCGGCTACATTATCTTGCATGACAAATTCGGATTCGGGCAGAAACGCATTGTGCGATTGCAGGAATTATTGAAACAGTATTTAGATTCCGCGTCTGCCGACGGTTGGAATGGGAAAGATTTATCCGTAATGCTGAAACAGAAATATGAAATTGACGTTCAAGAGAAAGTGAGAAGTGTGTCGCAAAGACAGCTTATGATCTTGTACGTAAAGAAAGGATTCTGCATCGAGCGAGAAGCCTACAGACTTTCCAGTGCGTCATTGTTTAACTATTTTGCACTCACGCTTACGATTCTGAAAAAGGAATTTAAGCTGTCTGTTAAGCAGTTGCAGGAGTTTTCGGATAAGTTTGTTGATTATATTGATACGTTAGCTAATTACAAGCAGTTTCAGTTGACGGTGCCGATGATAGCACAAAGTTTGGCAGATGAGATTAAGTTTGTATGTGATTTGGAGGTTTAAATATGCTGAACAGAGAGAAATATGCGAAAGAGATTTTGGATGTTGTGTGTAGTGGTCATTGCTTCGCTAAGGTTGATGGGAAAATTACAGAATGTGGCAGAACCGATTGCGATGAATGCGATTTCGGTGACAGCTTCATTTGTATGGCGAAAGCAATGGAATGGGCGAACAGTGAATATGTTGAGCCACCTGTTGATTGGAGCAAGGTAGCGGTCGATACGCCGATTCTTGTGAAAGACGTAAAAAGCGGCGAGTGGAATCGGGGATATTTTGCAATGTATGAAAACGGCACGGTGTTCACTTGGTATCATGGAGCAACATCATGGAGCGCAGAAGGTGAATCAGATATTGCAAGTTGGAAATTCGCGAAGCTGGCAGAAAGTGAGGAATAAACATGGAGAGATTAACAGAGCGGACAGCGGATGGAATCTTAGTAAAAGAGAATTACGAGAAAGAATCCTTAAAAACCTTGTATTCGTGCTATGGCGAAAAGCCTAATTCATATTATTCCAACTGCGAAGAAGGTTATTGCGCAATGGAGAAGTTAGCGGATTACGAGGATGCAGAGGAGCAGGGATTACTTCTGCGGTTGCCGTGTGGAATTGGCTCAGATGTATATATAATTCCTAGCAAAATCAATTATGAATTAAATATTTTAAGTCTGCACCCGGAGAACAACAAAGTTTATCATCAGAAAGTAGCCTTGATTACTTTTACAGAAAAAGGATGGTACATGGAGTGTGATAAGGATCGAGAATATGCAACAGACCGAATCCTGTCAGAAAAAATGTACAAGGAAACCTGGTTTTTATCACAAGAGGAAGCCGAAGCCAAGCTGAAAGAAATGAGAGGTGGAGAGAATGGATAAATTTCTTAAAAGCGTAAGCGAGCGAGACTTTGATAGAAGAATATCGGAAGTCGTTGAAATGCTTGAGGAAAAACAACTCTACGGAACTATCAGTTTGATAAAAGATTTGAAATATTACCTTGACTTAGCCACAAAAGAAAAAGCACACACTTGTAACTGTCAGCACAAGGGCAATTCAAGAGATAACGAGCCTTGTTGCAGATGTGATGGTAACCACACCAATGCCGACAGGATAAGGAATATGTCGGATGAAGAGTTAGCAGATTATCTATCAACCGTAACAAGTGACACTATATGTGGAAGTTCATGGGATTATGATGGGTGGATTAAAGAGCTTCAATCAGAAGCGGAATAGGAGAGAGTATGGAAGATAGATATTTATTCCGCGCAAAGCGGATTGATACCGGCGAATGGATCATTGGAAGCCTGCTTGTTGATAAACAGCAAGACATTGAGACAGGGGAGCAAATTGAAATTATAGGGATATATCCGAGTGAGTATAAGGATTTTGCTAAAAAGGTAGACCCGTCCACCGTCTGCCAGTGCACCGGACTTAAGGACAAGAACGGCAAGCTGATTTGGGAGAATGATATTGTAAAAGACTTATTTAGTGATGCTTGTGCACAAATCAAATACGGCAGTTATCAGAGTTGCTTTGATAGCACCAAAACTGAACATGTCGGATTTTATGTAGACTGGTCAGGCAAGTATACTAAAAGATACAGAAAAGATTTAGGTTATTGGACAAATATGGTTAATGCAGAGGTTATCGGCAACATATTTGACAACCCAGAACTGTTGGAAGTGTAACTATGACGGAGAATGAAGCAATCGAGATTGCGAAAGGCGGTGGAATAGATGCGAAAACCGATTCCTAAATCCGTAAGGAAACAGGTGTATGCGAAATACAATGGGCATTGCGCTTATTGTGGCTGTGAAATACCGGAGAAAGGCTTCAACGTAGACCATTTACATTGCCTTAGAAATTATGAATACACAGAAATAGACGTGCATGATATAAAAAATCTTATGCCGTCCTGTGGTTCGTGCAATCGGTATAAGTCAACGATGGACTTAGAGGACTTTAGAAAAGAGCTGCAAAAAATACCAGACCGGCTGAAAAGAGATGTGTGTACATACAATATAGCCTTGCGGTATGGCATGGTGCAGGAAAACAGAGAGCCGATAAAGTTCTATTTTGAGAAGGCGGGTGAAGAGGATGCCAATCAAGCCAGAAAATAAGAAAAGATATCCGGCAAATTGGAAGGATATCCGAAAAGACATTCTCAAGCGGGCGGATAATAAATGCGAATTCTGTGGAATTGAGAATTATACTATCCGCGAAAATGGCTCAAAAGTTGTCTTGACAATAGCACATTTAGATCATACACCGGAAAATTGCGATTATAGCAATCTTAGAGCGTTGTGTCAGAAATGTACATTGTGCTATGAGACAGAGAATGATGACGAATATCTGTGCTGTGCGACAAGAAAACTTTTGCCAGACGGAGCAAAGCCAGATTGGTGTCCGCTCCGGGAACTGCCGGAGAGGAAAGAAACTCATACGGTGTTAGAGCTGAATTCTATCGGTCGATGGACAGAAGGCGTGAAGGCTGGCTTCAATATCTGTCTTGATGAAATTTTAGAAGAAAGAAAGGAATAACGAATCCTCGGTAAACCGAGGTTGCAACTTAAAGGTTTATGGATTTATTAAAAGTAGGTGAGAGCGAATGAGTGGTGGAAGTTGGAATTATTTGTATTGTAAAGATGTTGACGAGCTTATGAATGGTTCGTCAACAGAATTACTGCAAGATATGGCCGACAGATTGAACAGTGCAGGTTTTGAAGATGTGGCTAAAGATACACAAAGATTAGTTGAGTATATCAAGTCGGCAAGTATACGAATAGAAACACTTTTTGAAGCGCTTAGTCCTGTATTCAAAGCTGTTGAATGGTTTGATAGCGGAGATTGGGGCAAAGAAGCTCTGAATAATGAGGTGCTTAAATATCGAAAGTCTAATATTGATAGTTATGACAAAGCTGTTGATGATTTGACCTCTAACATCATTGAGCGTTTTTCCGGAATGGCTATGTCAAGCGGATTACCAACCGAGGGCGCAACTTGGGAAAATGCCATAAGACAAGTAAAGCAGATAGCAGAACAGTTGAAGGGAGCGAAGCAGAATGAAGATTTTAAGCAAGAAGGAATACAATAAACTCATTGATGATTTTGAGGAATTGCAGAAAAAGGTCGAGGAACTCAAAAGAATAAATGAAAGCCTTGGGAAAAAGTTAGAGGATAAGAAGACAAGTTACAAATTGAACAATGGTAAGGATTTCTGCTTTAAATGCGAAAACTCTTACAGATACAAGACATATTGGGGAGGAATGGAAACCGAAAAAAGCGGTTGCTTGCTTGATGTGTCTTGTGAGGGTTTTAAGAGAAAAGAAGATAACTAAATAAAAATCAAAGAAAGGAATAGGTTGTGCGCACATAAAACCGAGGTTTCCTTTTGGTAAGAGAAAATGTTAGATTTTGGATATTACAACATGGATTGTATGCAAGGAATGAAAGAATTTCCCGACAAATATTTTGACCTTGCGATTGTAGACCCACCATATGGAATTGGAGAAAATGGTGATAAAAACCATACAAGAGGTAACCTAGCAAAAGCAAAAGATTACAAGAGTTTTAGCGGAATGGATATAAAACCACCAAACGAAAAATATTTCAATGAACTGTTTAGAGTGTCAAAAAATCAGATTATTTGGGGAGCAAATCATTTTATCAGCAAAATGCCGTTTGATAGTAGTTGTTGGATTGTTTGGGATAAAGATAATGGAGATAACGATTTTGCTGATTGCGAGCTTGCATGGACTTCGTTCGGTACTGCAGTAAGGAAGATTAAATATAGGTGGCACGGAATGCTTCAGCAAAATATGAAGCGTAAAGAAAATCGCATACACCCAACACAGAGGCCCATTGCGCTATATGAATGGTTATTAAACAGATACGCAAAACCTAATGACATTATACTTGATACTCATGTAGGTAGCGCAAGTAGCTTAATAGCTTGCTATAACACAAATCATAAATTCGTTGGATTTGAGCTTGACGAATACTATTACAAAGTATCAAAGCAGAGGTTAGATACCGAAATGGCACAAATGAGATTAAGTGATTATATTTAACAGGAGAAATGGCTTATGAAATTTACAAAATTCATTAAGCCAGAACTTGAATACATTAAAGAAAATGCCAATTTCACGGAAGAAGAGGAGAGGATTTTCTCTCTTCTCTGCCGTGGTTTTTCACAAAAGCAAATATCCACAAAAGAAAATCTATCACTAAGAACGATAGAGTACAGAGTGAGAGATATAAAAGATAAAATAGAGAGAACGGGGGTATTTGATTGGATGAAAAAGAACTGTTGAAATATGCCGTTGATAGTGGTATTCTCGACATAGCACTTGTGCAGAAACAAGTCACTATGCAAAAGAGAGAAAAATTACTCAACAAAAATCCCTATAAAATCTATCAAGGAAAGGATGAGAACTGGTACTCATATCTGCCGGATGAAGTTAAGGGCAGACGTAAAATCAAGGCAAAGCGCAGAGAAGCGGTCGAGCAGAAGATCATTGACTATTGGAAAGAAAGAGAGGATGACCCTACAGTAGAGGAAATCTTCAACCGTTGGATTTCGCAAAAGCTGGAACTTGAAGAAATCAGCAGGGCAACCTATGACAGATACTTAATGGACTTTCAGAGATACTTTGATGGCATCAAGGATAAGAGAATCAAAAGTGTAGACGAATGCGAGCTTGAAACGTTTATACGAAATAGCATCCATGATTTCAACATGACTTCCAAGGCATTCTCAAACTTCCGGACGCTGATATATGGAATATTTAAGTATGCCAAGCGGAAGAAGTATGTCAAGTTTTCCATTACATACACGCTGAAAGACATGGATATATCGCCAAAAGCGTTTAAGCACGTAGTTCGACAGGCAAAAGACCAAGTATATATGCCGGATGAAAAGGAGCGCATGGAGATGTACTTAAGGAATCACTTGGATATCGTGAACCTTGGACTTTTATTCATGTTTAAGACAGGAGTTCGTGTCGGGGAATTGTCAGCATTAAAGAGGAAAGACGTTGAAAACTACACGGTTGCTATCAATTCTACAGAGACACGTTACCGGGATGATGACGGTTTTCACTATGAGGTCAAAGATTTTCCGAAATCAGAAGCCGGATTGCGATTTGCAATATTGCCAGATAAGTACAAATGGATTCTTGATGAAGTACGAAAGAGAAATCCCTTCGGGGAATATCTATTTGAGAGAGATGGAGAACGGTTGAAATCCTACAACTTTCGTGAACGTTTGCGGTACATCTGTGAACACGAACTGCGAATGAAAGTGAAATCTCCGCACAAAATCCGAAAGACGTATGGAAGTATCTTGCTTGACGGAAAAGTGAAAGAGTCCACAATCCTTGATACTATGGGGCATACAGACATTAGTTGCACAAAAGATCATTATTATTTTGATCGTACCGGAATTGAGGAAAAGAGACAGGAACTTGACTTAATCGAAGCATTATGA